CAAAGACCCCGGCAGTTCTCTTGCGAGATCCACCGGGGCCTTTGATTTTGGCCACGCTATTCAGTTGCCGAAGGCGGGGGTCGAACCCGCACTCCCTTTCGAGAATCGGTTTTTGAGTTTTAAGTCAGCCCCGGAACACCCCAGACCGGGACTTCGGCGACCGGAATTCCAGGCATAAACGGCGGGGCCATTCGGAAATCAGCGGAAGGTCACGTCGTCTGCGGAAAGGGAGAACGCGGGCAAAATGCGGGCAGTGCTCGAACATCAGGGGCGGTCCACGTGGACCGCCCCTGCTCTGTCTCAGACGGTGCCGGCCTCGGCCTGACCTCGCGCAATCAGCGCCAGTAGTTCACCGTTTCTATTCGCGGCTTCTAGGAGTTCGCGAGGGCCGCGAAAGTAAACCGAGGGCGGATCGCCGTTCGAGGGGCGGATCGCGGCGGGATTGATACCTGGCGGAAGCGTGATCGCCAGATCAAAGATTGCTTCCAACTCTTCATTGGTCTTGAGCTCATATGGAGTTGTTTGTGCTTCATTAGCGTCCGGGTTTGCCATTAGACCTCCTGTTGCGACCGCTCCACTAGATCGTGGCCCGTCGCAATGGCCATCTTAGCCATTTGAATGGTGTCGGTCAGGGTATGTTGCCCGGCCGGGCCGCAACATAGCCCAGAAACGACAACTGGGGCGGTCCACGTGGACCGCCCCAGTTGTCGTTTCTGGGCTATTCGTCGTCGTCGAGCGGTAGCCCCAGTTCCGCTGCCTCCCCGGTGACGAGGCGGCGCACGACCTCGGACTCGGATACGGCCCAGTGCGCGGCCAAGCCGCCTAACGCCTTCGCATCCCGCGTTCCGAGCCGCACCTGCTTAATGACCGGGTAGGGCTTTCCCACGGGCCTACCCGGCGACTTCTTCTGTTCTTTCATGCTCTGGTTATACGCGGGATAAATAATTTTCGTCAAGCGGATAATCACCTGACAAGGGTTATTGTATAGCGCATAATTACCTAGAACAAGCCGAAGGGCGCTTCCCACCTGCCAAGACGAGAGCGCCCTTCTTCGACCTCCGAGGAGATCACTTCAATGGTAACACAGACCGCCCGCCCCCTCTCCCCCGCGATCCGTGCCTATATTGAGGCCGGCAACTACATCGTCAGTCCCGCGAGCTGCGAGGGCCAGGACTGGGACGTCATCAAGCGCGACGGCGGCTACTACACGGTAGACCTGGGCGCTGCGACGTGCACGTGTCCGGACTTTCAGCATCGCGGCCAGGAGCGGGCCTGCAAGCACATCGAGCTGGTGAAGCTCCACGTAGCCGCCGACGCGCCGGCTCTGGCATACAGCGAAACCGTGGTGCCGCACGCTGAAGACCCCTTCGCGGACGCTCACGAGCTGGACCCGGAATACGCAGCGCAACTCACCGCCGAACTGCAGCGCGAGACGGATGTGGAGTTGGACCGCATCCGCCGCGAGCGAGACCTCCTCTGGGGCTAACCCCGCGACCCGGGCGGGAGAGCGCTCTCCCGCCCACCCTGGAGGCTCGATCCATGCGCCGTTCCCGCAACGTCCCCGCCGCCGTCGTCCCGTGCGACTGCTGCCCGAACCGGCTCCTGGAGTCGGAAGCGGTTCTCTCCCGCCGCGCTCTCGGCCGCGTGCTGTGCTGGCATTGCCGGTTGCGGACACGCCGGGCCACCGTCCACCAGGTGCCGGCCGGCTGCGCCGCCGAGGTGTCCGGTACCGGCTATGGTCTGTGGAACGCCGTCTTGCGCACCGCGGACGGCCGCGAGTTCACCGGCAGCGCCTGGACCGATCACCAGGCGCTCTCCTCCGCCCGCGCCGCCGCGACCGCCGCCGGCGCCCTGTAATCCCGCAACCGCCGGCCTTTCGGTCGGCGGTTGCTCCGTCCATAATGAGCTTATGCCTACACTATCTGCCTACTCCGATGAAGAGCTCATCCTTCTGTCCCGCTCCAATTACCCGGAGTTGAGTAACCTGGCGGCGGAAGTGCTGCGCCACCGCCAGACGCTCCGCGAGATCCGCGGCCTCCTCGGCGTCTACAACCCCAACAACGTCGTGACGGCCTATCGCCTGACGGTGGCGACGGTGGGCGAGGAATGACGGGGCCGCGCGTTGCTCGGTGGGCGTGCAGTTGGCGAGAATTACATTGAGCGTAATTCGTTCATTCTCCGGTTGCAGGTATACCGGTCTGTCGCCTATAATCTGACAGAACAACCGTTTTGTATGCTGTGGCTCCTGTAGGCCCCGTTCACCGGCACCGCCGGGAGCGGGGTTTCGTCGTTTCTGGGAAGGGAGACGTGTATGCCCGAGACCAGCCAGCACTGCGCGGCCCCCCGGAAGCTGTTCGTCCAGCGGGAGCGCGGTCGCCGCTTTGTAGGTGAAACGCGGGACGATAGTCCCACCGTGCTGATCTACGTCCACTCGGACGGCGGCGGGCTGTTCCCCGTGGACAAGCGGGAGATTGTCGGCGCCGCCCTCTGGGACACTCGCGAGGTAATCCGCGCCGCGGCGGAGGCTTCGGGCCGCTCGTTTGACGAGATGGCCGCGTACGTCAATCGCGTGCTGCCCGACTTCCTGCGCACCAACTCTCTCAGTGGCTTTGCATGCCCGGACCTGACGGAGAACGCCGCTGATGGCGACCGCAGCTCCGGGCCTCTCGCGGCCTGACGCGCCCCTTACCCACGCGGAGCAGCGCCGGCAGCGGCGCATCCCGCGCACGCCGGACGGGCGACCGCTCAAGCCGGGCCAGCGCCTCCCCACCGAGGATGACCAGGCCGAAGCGCTCGCGGCCAATTGCGGCTATCGCGGCGCCGGGTTTCCCGCCGGCGGTCAATGGGAGCTCACGTCGCAGCATGTGCGGCTGTGGCTCCTGCACAACTTCGAAGCCCGCCGCGGCGACACGAACCACTTCCGCGCCCTTGGAGATCTCTCGGCCGACGAGTTCGCCCTCTTCCTGTGGGACCTGGACTGCTGGAACGACCTGATGCGGCGCGGCGTCCCGGTACCGCCGCTGGAGCTTTACCTCGAGTCCGGCCGCGAGCATTGGGGCTGGGTCGGCTCGCTGGTGCGACGGTGGCGCGAGCTGCAGCGCCGAAACCGCCTGTGCTCTCCTGGTGAGGCCACGGATGGGAGCTAGGCCGGGCGCGTCGCAGGGCGGTAAGCGCCGCGGCGCCCTGCGACGGCGCCTGCCGCGTGCCATTCCGCGCGCTCTCTGGAATGAGATCCTCGCGGCCGCGGCGCGCGATCGGCGTTACGAGGGCCAGGCGGAGCGGGATCAGGCCATCATCGGCGTGTGCCTGTTCGCGGGCCTGCGCTCGTTCGAAGTGGTGGCGCTGAACGTGCCGGACGTGGACCTCGACAGCGGTACGATCGACGTGCTTCACGGGAAGGGCGACAAGGAGCGGAAGCCGGCCCTCGCGGGCGCCGGCGTGGAGCTGGTGGAGATCTGGCTCGACATCCGGCCGGAATGCGAGCTCGAGGAAAACGGCGTGCGGGTGCAGCCGCTCTTTGTGTCGCGCAAAGGCGGGCGGATGTGCACCCGGGCCGTGCGCCACCTGGTGGGCCGGATCGAGGAGCTGCTTGGCGCGAAGGGCATCCACCCGCACGCGTTCCGGCACTCGCACATCACGGAGTTGGTGCGCAGCGCCACGCGGAACGGCAAGAATATCTTCGAGGTGGCCACGCAAGCCGGCCACGAAGACCTCAACACCACGCGGATCTACTACGCCGCGGTGGCGGATGAGCGCAAGAAGCTGGTCGACGACATCTGAGGGAGGGCGTATGGACCGGAACGAGCTGGTGGAGATCATCGAGCGGTGCGCCTACCCCGGCGTGGAGCTGCACCTCGGCACCCATCCGGAAGGACGGGACTATCTCCAGGTGCGCGCGCTGCTCCCGGATAGTGTCACCGGGAAAGCGGAACTGCAGTCGGGCCGGAAGTGGGACCTCTCGCCCCATATGTGCGCGAACGAAGTGGTGAACACGGCGTTCCTCGCGGTGGAGAAGTTCGAAGAGCACGAGCGCCGCGAGCGGTTCATGTACCGTGGCCGCACCATCTACGCGCCCCACTTCAGCCCGGAAGCATTGGTTGCGTTTTGTGATCAGGGCGATGTGCTGGAGGCCCGCGCTCCGGCGCCAATTCGATGATCAGGCGGGCGCTGCGGCTGCTGGTCTCGACCACGTGGGCGCAGGCGGGGGCGTGGCTGTTTTGCGTTCGCTGGAACCATGAGACCGTACGGCTTTATGAGGTGGCTCCGGTGCAGTGGAAGCACGCGGCCCTGGTGGCGCTACTCGTCACCCCGTTGCTTCACTTGGCGCTTTGGAACCGGCGTGAGCGGGGGCAGTAGGTCGTTCAGGAGGTCCTATGAACTTGGGAGTGGTGGTACTAGTGGGGCTTTTGGCCCTGGTGGAAGGATTGGCTTGTTACCGCGCCGGCCAGATAGCAGGCCACCGCAAAGCGGAGTCGGACCGGATGAGGCTAGAGTTCGAGATCCAGAAGCGCCGCGTCGAGGAGAAGATCCACGGCGGGGCTCGGCGCCTGCAAGACTGGTGACCACCATCCGCGTTCTCACCACGGAATGCCCCTACTGCGAGAGGCCCATCGCGCTCCTCTCTTGGGACTGGGCGTTCGAGTGCCGGGGCTGCAGGAGAACCACCCTCATCACGCGGAGGCTGCGGCAGAAGATTCTGGACGCCAACCCGTCGCCCGAAGAACGTGCCGATGGTGTCCGCAGATGCCGCTGATGTGCGGATCAAAGGGTTGTTTCATCGGCATATCCCGGCCTTTCTCAATGTCCGCTAATTGCGATTAGCGGACGTTGAGCCGTTTGGGGTCGCTCCGGACTGCGAAAGCGGACATTGAGCAGAACCCCCGTGGTAGGATGGAAATGTATGAGCCCGCCGGCACTGTGCCGAGCGGGTTCTTTGCGTTTCTGGGTGCTCTTGTGAAACTCGACCTGACCCTCAGCCTGGGGATACTCCTCACTCTGCTCTCGATCCTGGTGGCCGTGGTGCGCGGTTTCACGCGCCTGGAGACCCGGTTGGAGTTCGTGGGGGAGACGGTGCAGCGGCACGAAGTGCACCTGGAGCGGTACGATGAGCGGCTCCGCGTACTGGAAGCCCAGGGCGTGCGCCGGTGAAACTCCCTGACCCCGTGGCGTGGCTGGGTACTCTCGGCGCGCTCTGGGTCTCCTACCGAAAGGTGCGAACCATGCTCAAAGCCTTGAAGCAAGCTGTCGCCGCCGTGTTGCTGGTGGTGATCGCCGTCGAGCTCGAAACCGAAGGCCCCGGTAAGGGCGGCGAGAAGAAGACGGCCGCGCAGGCCCGGCTAAAGGACGCGCTCGATCCGCTGTTGCCGGACTGGCTCAACCCGGTGGTCTACAACGGCGCCGGCATGCTGATTGACGCGCTCGTCCTGTTCGCGAACCGCACGGGTTTTTTCGCGCAGTTCGCCGCCAGCTAGAACAGCTCGCGGCCCAAGCTCTCTCCGACTGGCTCCTGCGCAAAGCCGGCGGGCTCCTCGGCCGGCCCACGCGGGACGGCCTCTCCATCACCACCCAACCGGACGGCACCGTGATGGGTTGGTGGCACCGGACCTTCTAATGCCTCCCCTCCGCACCCAGCAGCCGGCCCTGATCCGCTTCCCGGACGCGGTGGATAGCCCCGCCTTCTTCGACGCGGAGCGCGGTGACGTGCTGGACCTGACCGGCGTCCGCGTGCTCTACGCGGACGCCCTCCCGGGCCTGGTGCGCCTCGCGCAACGCGGCGCCGTGCAGCTCCGACTGGTCGAGGACTCGCAGCCGTTCCGGACCATTGAGCGGCACTTTGGCGTGGAACTCAGCCCCGACCTCGCCGACCCACAGGGATTTCAACTCTCGCTATGAATGACTGGACCCCCAAGCAGCTCGCCTCGCAGTTCCGCGCCGGCCAGCGGACGGGCCTGATCCCGCTCCTGGTGGCCGCGGCGAAGCAGGCCGGGTTACCGCCTGCCTACGTGGTGGCGGTAGCCTCCCGCGAGACCCGGATCCAGAACATCCTGGGCGACGGTGGCCACGGTCATGGAGTGATGCAGATCGACGACCGGTCGCACCGGGAGTTCCTCGCCGAGCATCCCGATTGGCGCACCAATCCCGCGCCACTGATCGAGCACGCGGCCGAGCTGCTCGCCTACAACTGCGCGGCCGTTCGGAAGCGCTGGCCTGCGTTCGACGACCGCCAGGTTCGGAAGGTCGCCGCCTCCGCCTACAACGCCGGGATGACCAACGCCGCCCAGGGCGTTTCCACCGGCGACAGTGACCGCTACACCACCGGCCGGGACTACGGCCGCGACGTTCTCCTGCGTGCACTCGTGTTTGAGGATCTACTCGGATGAATTACTACGTCCCACCGGCACCCGCCATCATCCAGCCGTGGCACAGCTTCCGCAGCGCGGCGGCCGTCATCTCCGCATCCGTGAGCGTGGCGAATGCCACCGCAGCCATGGAGTACCGGAAGAGTGGCCGTGGTATGGGCCATCTGGGTGAGCGTCAACGCGTGAACCTCTACAAGAGCCGCGGTGGTGGTCGGCGCAGCCGCCGCTGATGCCACGCGGCATTACCTATCTTGACTCCATGCGCGCCCGCAACCGCGAGCGCCGGTACCGCCCACGATGATCCTCCAATCTGACCTCGCTGCCGTGGTGTCCGCGCGCGATCGCGCCGCCAAGCAGCTCCGCAAAGCGGATGCCCGGACGTACATCGAGGAGCGGGGTCGTCTCCTTCGGGAGAAGGACGCTTACGATGCCGCCTATCGGCAGAGCGCGGCCTATCTCGCGTACACCGCCGGCCTGATCGCGCTTCAGGTGCGGCTGGATGAGCTGCCCAAGCCGGCCCCAGTGCTGGCGGCGGAAGCTGCGGAGAAGGAAGCGAGAGACTTGCTGGAGGGGCTGAAGAAGCGCTACCGCGAGGATAAGGCCGTGGAGCCCGGCCCGCTGCGCCTGGTCGTCACCGCGACACCGGCGGTTTCCTGGGAAGGCGTGCTCACCCGACTGCGCGAAGTGCCGGTAGTCGCGAAGGCGCTCCTGGCCACCGCGGCGGCCGCCGTGTTGAAGCAGGCCCACGCGAAGGATCCCAGCGCGCCGTTCGTGACGGAGCGGATCAGCCGGGTTGACGTGGTAATGGCGGAATAATACCTTGCGAATCCTCGTGCTCCCAGCCGGCCAAGTCGGTTGGTAAGAGACGTGACGCAAGGGCGCAACACTCCGCAATTACGCCGGCGCAGTTGTCGAGCATCTTACCCGCAACACGGCTTTCGTCTTCCGAAATGGATGATTCGCTAGTCTTCAGCGGCAACACGCGAATCAACTTTTCGTGCCGAAGAAGTTGGTTTTGCAGCCTAATCAGGCAGATGGTGAGTTCGCGTTCCCTTTCGTAATTCAGGACCTCGCTATCGAGCACTCTCTGAAGCGAAGGGATTGTATCGATAAGGGCGGTCACCCCCCTTTCGTGTCGCGCGAGCCAATCTACAACTTCGATCCGTAACTGGTAGAAGAGGAGCTTCCGTTTGGCCAGGTGATCGAGCTGCTTTTGCCGCTGCGCTAACCAGTGGGACACCCAGCTTCCCACAAGTCCAGTGGCCAGGATCAGGTTCAGTATTAAGATTGGGTCCAAGTTCGTCGCCTCCATCAACGGTGAACGGTTGCACGCTAATTTAGGTTGCGGCCGAGTCCACCAATCAACTTGACTCGCTTTACTGGCCTTTACCGATGGCAAAGGAACCCCGCGGCCGGCACCGCAAATACACCGACGCCCAACTCCGCCAGGACCTGGCGGACGGATTGAACGGTGCGGAGATCGCGGAGAAGTACAGCTGCGCCAAGCAGGGCGTCTACTCTCGGATCGCGGCGCTCGAGAAAAGCACCGTGGCCGCGGTGGCTGCTCCGGAGGAGAGCCGCCGGTTTGTGCACAGCACGAACACGGAGCTGGAGATTCTCGACGAATGCCTCCAGCGGGTGCGGCTGCTCATGGACGCCTGCCACCGGTGGCTACAGGACCCCACGAACCCGAAGCGGTATGATGTCGGCCCCCGGGCCAACGAGATCCAGGTGATCTACCTCCCGCTCAACGGAGACGGCGAGCCCACCACCCGCAAGCCGCAACGCAAGTCTCTGGGCGCGCTCCTGGACGAAATCGAAGACTTCGGGGAGCACCGAGTACTCGGGGCGGAGAGCAAGTACGCCGACCCCCGCACTCTGGTGTTGAGCACGATGCAGGAGTGCCGGGCCACCCTCACGACCATTCAGGACCTCAAGGAAAAGCTCCTCAACGCTCGCATGGTGGAGGCCTGGATCGAGGAGCTGCGCGCGGCCCTGGCCGAGATGAGCCCGGAGAAAGCGCGTGAGGTTGCCGAAAACGTTCAGCGTCGCCTCAGCCTCGCTCCTGCTTTCAGCGGCACTGCAGCCCTTCCTGCCGGCCGCGGCGGAGGCCCAGCCTGACACCGTAGCGGATCGCGAGCTGCGGCGGATTCGGAGGAGCTTCCGCTACTTCCTGGACCACTACGTCCACGTGGCGGACGGCGGCGGTGCGAAGCTGGAGCCCTGGCCCTGGCAGCGCGACCTCGCGAAGCGGCTGCCGACGATCCGCCGCCTGGTGGTGCTGAAGGGCCGGCAGCTCGGCATGAGCTGGATCGCCGCGGCTTACTCCCTGTGGATTGCGCTCACCCAGCGCGGGGCACTCGTACTCCTGCTCAGCCAGACGAAGGATGACGCCGTTGAGCTCCTCGCCAAGGTAGTTTTCATTTACCAGGAGCTGCCCACCTGGCTGCAGCACGCAGACGCCAAAATCCGCACGCAGCACATCAAGCTGCCGGGGATGAGTTCGGCGGTTCAGGCGTTGCCCTCCACGAAGCGCGCCGGCCGCGGCCGCACGGCCCGCCTGGTCGTCGCGGATGAGCACGCGACGCACACGCACGCGGTCGACAACTTTGCGGCGGTCTCACCGACCATCGACGCCGGTGGGCAGTTCATCTCGCTCTCGACCGCCAACGGTGTCGGGAACCTTTACGCGGACCTCTGCGGCCAGGCCAGCCAGGCGATGCCCTGGGTGCTGCCGGTGCTGCGTCCGGACGGGCATTTCGAGTTTGGCAACCGCGTGCGGGACGGGCTCCGCGCCCTCCAGGTGGACGGGTGGCTCCCGCTCTTCATCCCGTACAGTGCCCGGCCGGGCCGGGATGAGGCGTGGTGGGAGCGGAAAGAGGCGAGCTATCCCCGAAAGTGGATGATCCACCAGGAGTATCCACGGGATCCGGAGGAGGCGTTCGTCCAGACCGGCCGGCCCCGCTTCGATAAGGAGTGCCTCGCCGAACACAAGAAGCTTTGCCTGCCCCCGCAGTCCCGCCTGGTGTGGCCGGCCCCGTTCCGCGGCTGGTTGGAACAGGAGCTCCGGATCTGGGAGCTGCCGAAGCCGGGGCACCGCTACGCGGCCGGGGCCGACGTGGCGGAGGGGTTGGAGCACGGCGACTACAGCGACCTGTGCGTCCTGGACCTGGACGCTCCGGGCGGGAAGCCGACCGAGGTGCTCTCACTGCACGGGCACTGGGAGCCAGACCAGTTCGGCCGGCTGATCGACACCGTGGCGCGCCTCTACCGCGGCGTGTACGGCATCGAGCGGAACAACCACGGGCATACCGTGCTCCTGGTGCTCAAGCAGCTCAACACCCCGGGTCTCTACCGGGAGCGCCCTGTCCTAAACAAGCTGGGGCAAGAGGTGGTGCCGGGCAAGCTGGGCTGGTTGACCACCAACGTCACCAAGCCGCTCTCGATCGACGAACTGGAGATGGCGCTCCGAACGCACAGCATTGAGTTGCGTGACGAGCTGGCCCACCAGGAGCTCACGTTCTACCAGGTTCTCAAGGACGGCAGCACCGGCGCCCCTTCCGGGAAGTGGGATGACCGGGTCATGTCCCGCGCGATCGCGGTGCAGATGATCAAGCACGTTCCGCGCGCTACCGCCGGCGCGCCGGCGGTGGGAGGTCAGCGGCCGGCACTCGCTCGCCATCATCTACGTTGATGGCGGCTTTGGTCCGTCAGTGTCGATTGGTTTCTTTTTCCATTTTGGTTTCACCGTATCGCTCGCAGCCAAAAACGTCAGCTGCCAACCTAGGTTTTCAATTCTCGCTTGCAGCGCACTCTTAAGCTCCTCGACTTCCAGCTCGTCCCTTCCATCTTCAAGCTCCAGTGCATTTAACTCACGCTCTGCATTGCTTATGGAGAGTAAAATCTGATCCTGGCGAATACGACGGAGACTCTTGATCTCTTGTTCGGACTGGCGTGGATCCAATCGTTGTTTGAGATCATCCGTAGTTGCCACGACTTCCTGAACAATCCTTGTCAGTTCTCGGACGTGTCTAACACTACCAGCGATCTCTCCAAATTCGGCACGCATCTCACCAAGAGTTTCAATCACAGTCGCGAGTGATCTTTGTTCAGGGTCTTCACTTCGCTGGAGCCGGAGCAGGTTCAACGCCGTCGATATGGGGCTCTCTACGGGCGCTTCATTCTGAGCGAAGTCTTCCATCTGCTTGGCAATAGCGCTACGCGCCTCAGCAACACTGTCCAGATCAGTGCTATTTACGTGGATCGTGCGTAACCCGGCAATGTCAAAAGGTAGTGTGTCGCCAGCTTCAATGAGCTGAATGTAGGGTTTGTGGATTGCGTGCCGGATGGCCAGTTCGTAGAAGACGTTGGCGTTCTGACCCGTGAGGTCGGCGATCACTAAGTCGCTTTGCAGAATCTGCTCTACTACCTGGGTTGTAATCATACCGGCCCGGGTGATGTGGTCCGCTCGGACTGGTGCATAGCCGTGCGCCTCACAGGGCGGAGTGATGATGTGCTTGAACACGCGGTCCGCACGCCTGCGAATTTCCGAGTCGTCCGGCCCGATGGGCGAGATCACGAAGCAAGTCTTCTGAACAGTGGGGTCCGGCGCCATCACACTCTCCCGCGCTAGCTAGGCTCACAGGCGGATACACTGCCGCCTGTTCTGCGCCCATCTCTCTGCATCCTGCCTCACTGAAGCCCCATGCCCACGCCTACCCGTAGCGTCCCGCCCGATGCGGCTCCCGTCCGGAACATGTCCGGTCCGGGCCAGCGGGACCCGCGGCGGGAGTATGTCGCCGGCGGGTCGCTGTACTGGACGCAGGATGTTTACCGGTCGCTGCCGTTCTACATCGACGACCTCACCGCTGATTTCGGGGATGACCTGTATGAGCGGATGCTCCTGGACCCGCAGGTCGCGAAGTGCATCAATCACCTGAAGCTCGCGGCACTCGCGCAGGGGATCCACCTGGCGCCGGCCGTCGATGAGGAAGATCCGCGGTATGAGCTGGCGGCGGAGATCACCGGCTTCTGCCGGCGGAACCTGGCCGGGCTGGAGATTGCCTTCGATCCGGCCAGGACTGCCGTCCCGCTTTACTGGCAGCTCTGGGATCTGCTCGACGCGATCGCGCTGGGCAACAAAATCGCGGAGCAGGTGTACTACACGCCGCAACGCGGACCGGACGCTGGCAAGTTGTGCCTCAAAGCGCTAAAGGTGAAGCCGCGCCGGGCGGTGGCGCTGGTGGTCGACGCGTTCCTCAACGTGATCGGCGTGCTCGGGCTCATCCCCGGCCAGGGCGCCACGGCGCTCACGATGACCGTGCTCGGCGAACCGGATTACGTGCCCAACCTCCTGCCGCGAAGCAAGTTCGCGGTCTTCAGCTTCCGCCCAAAGGATGGCGATCCGCGCGGCACCAGCCTACTCCGGCCTGCTTATAACCCGTGGTGGCTCAAGCAGCAGACCTATCCGGAGTTCCTGAAGTACCTGGCGACGTTTGGCACGCCCTCGGTATGGGGCGAGACGGCGCCGGACGCGCAGGAATCGGTGGCCACCGACGCGGAGACCGGCGAGGTCCTGTATGACGAGCTGGGTAACCCCCGGTATGTGCGCCCCGAAGAGGCGATGCTCGCCGGCCTGATCGGCTTCCGCAACGGGAGCGCGATGGCGGTGCGCCACGGTTCGACCATCCACGTGGTGGAGGCGCAGGGCAACGGGGAGGCGTTTCTCAACGCGTTTGCGCTCTATAACCGCGAGATCTCCACCGGGGTGCTGAACCAGACACTGGCCACCGAGGAGGCGCAACACCAGGCGCGGGCCAGTTCCGAGACGCATCAGGACGTGCTCGACATGATGGTTGGGCACGTGAAGGGCGCCACGGCCACCGTGATCCGCGCGGACGTGCTCCTGCACCTGGTGGAATACAACTTCGGCCCGGACGCCCTGGAGCTGGTGCCGAAGGTGATGCTGGAGAAGACCGAGCCGCAGGACTTCGCGCCGAACGCGACGGCGGTAGCCGGCCTGGAGAAGTCCGGCTACCTGCACCCGAGCCAGTACCGCGAGCTGGACGCGAAGCTCGGACTGCCGGCACGCTCCGACGAGGCGATTGAGGAAGCGCTGGAGGCCCGCAAGCGCGCGGCCGCGGCGCCGCCCCTGCCTCAAAACCCGATTCCAGGCGACGACGAAGAGGACCCAAAGCCTCCGTCACCGCCGCCGGGGAAGGGCAAGCCGTAAGGCCCCTTCCCCCACCCCGCGAGCCGGTCCCTCGGCCCGCTCCCCTTCGCTGAAAGAACAGTCCCATGCGAAAGCTGCAGCGCCTGCGCCGGTTCCTGGCCGGCCTGTTTTCCGCCCCCGCGCCCCGCGGCGCCGCGTCGATCGGAGCGTAGGATGAGAGCATACGAAGCAGCCATCGCGGTGCCGTGGGCCATCCAGGAGCCCGCTCTCGAGGCGCTGCTCCAACTCGCCAGCCAGCCCCGCGAGGAGCGGCAGGCCACCCGGGAGGAACGCCTCCAGGCCCTCGCGGCCCGACTCGGCCGACCGCTGGACAACGCGCGGGCGGTGACGGTGCGGGACGGCGTCGCGATCATCCCGGTGTGCGGGAGCATCTTCCGCTACGCCAACGTGATGACGGAGTACTGCGGCGCCACGTCGCTCGAAGTGCTCGCCACGGATTTCCGCCAGGCGCTCGACGACCCGCAGGTCACCGCGATCCTGCTGGAGATCGACAGCCCGGGCGGGGAGATCGCCGGTACCGCCGAGATGGCGGCCATGATCTACGCGGCCCGGGGCCAGAAGCCCTGCACTGCCTACGTGACCGCTCTGGGCGCTTCCGCGGCCTACTGGCTCGCGGCGGCCGCCGAGGAAGTGGTGTGCGCATCCACGGCGCTGCTTGGCTCGATTGGCGTGGTGATGGCCCGCCGGAAGAGCGGCGACGACCGGATCATCGAGTTTGTCTCGAGCCAGAGCCCCAACAAGCGGCCGAACCTGGAGACGGAAGCCGGCCGGGCGCAGATCCAGAAGACGCTGGATGACGTGGCGGCGGTGTTCATCGCCGACGTGGCCCGGTGTCGGGGCGTGTCCGAGGATGTCGTCGCCGCCGAGTTCGGGCAGGGCGGGCTCTTCGTGGGCCAGGGCGCGGTAGAGGCCGGGCTCGCGGATCGGGTCGGCAGTTTTGAAGAGGTGCTCGCGGAGCTCTGCGAGCGCGGACAGCAAGCACGCACCGAGCGGCGTTACAGCGTCGGCGGTCACACCTACGCCCTGACGGGCAAGGAGAAAGCACCTATGGGGGCTTGGGATAAGATCAGAGCCGCGCTCGTTCAGGCCGGCATCATTGGTGAAGACGGCGAAGCGAAGCCGGACGCCAGCACGAAGCCGGACGCCAGCACGGACGCGACGGCTGCCGCGGCGGAAAACGCCCGGCTGCGCGCCAACCTCCGCGAGGAGCGGGAAGGCCGGCTGAAGGTGGAAGCGGAAGCGTTCGCGACCGCCGAGGTGGCCGCGCAGCGCGCCTACCCCGCCGAGCGGGCGGAGCTGGTGACCGCCTACCTGCAGGCGGCGCAGGATGACGCGGAGCACCCCGTGGCTTCCGGGCAGACCTCGCGCGTGGGACAGCTCAAGGCGGTCTACGCCAAGCGACCCGCGCACCAGCTCACCGCGGAGCTGCTCGCGGCGGGTAATCCGGACGGCGCCGTCGTGCTGCCGACGAAGGAGCAGACCGACAAGCCGGGCGCGGAGAAGCCGATGACGGACGCGCGCTACGCGGAGCTGATGGGGGCCTCGACCCTCGGCCGCACCTGCCTCGCCGACAAGAAGTAGCCGCGGCCCCGCCGCACCCATTCGTTCGACCCTCTTCCGGACCGGGTGAGCCTCGCGCTCCCCGGTCCGCTTGATTCCGGGAAGGGAACCCCACCCCAATGCCCACCAGTGCCTTCCGCACGTGGAGCTGCGACAAGCTCGCTCCGCTGATGTACCCCGACCAGGCGCGCACCGTGCCGGTCAAACTCGCCGCGTCCTTGAGCCTCGTCGCCGGCACCCTGCTGGCGGAGAAGATCGGGACCAACGAACTGCAGAAGATCGTCATCACTGGCGGTCCCACCGGCGGCTCGTTCACCATTACGTTCGGCGGGCAGACCACCGCCGCCATCGCCTACAACGCGCCCGCGCAGGACGTGGAAGCGGCGCTCGAGGAGCTCTCCACGGTCGGCGACGGCAACGTGAAGTGCTCCGGCGGCCAACTGCCGGCGGGGATCATCTACATCGAGTTCACCGGCGAACTGGGTGGCGCGAACCAGGCGCAGGTGACCACCACGGACTCCCTCACGGGCGGCTCGACCCCCGCGACGGCGGTTTCCACGGTCCGCGCCGGCGCGGCCGGTACCGCCGGCACGTACGCGGCCTACGATCCGGACGCCACGGGCGGTCTCCAGGTGCCGGTGGGCATCCTCGTCTACGACGTGCAGACGGACGCTTCCGGCAACATCACCTACTCCGGCACCGCGTCGCAGGACGGCGGGGAGCACGGCGAAGAGGTGACTGATACCCCGATGTACATCAGCGGCTACTTCAGCTGCGCCGACCTCACCGGCCTGGACACCGAAGCCGTGGCCGCCCTGGGCCGCCTGACTTCCGGCACCGTCGCGGACGGCGTCCTGCACGTGGCCTAACGCCACCCCCGCAACTCTTTCCGAGCCACTGGGAGCGTACCCCGACTTCTCGCACGAGCGGGGTACGCTCTCGGGCCTCGCCTTCTGAGGGAGACCTCGCGTATGAGCCAGGATTTCATTTATCCCACCGCGTCGGAACTGCGGCGGATCGAGCAGGACAAACTGCCGCGCCTCACGCAGGACCGGCCCATCTTCAAGCACTTCCCCATCGTCCCGGTCAACAACCACCTCCTCCAGTGGGAGCAGAAGGACAACTACACCGGTCTGCAGCAGCTCCGCGGGCTTGGGGGCGCGCCGCAGCGCGTGAACCGCGTGGGCGCGAAGCGCTACATGGCGGAGCCGGGCGTCTACGGGGAGTTCGTGCCCCTGGATGAGCTGGAACTCACCCGCCGGCGCGAGCTGGGCACCTGGGGCCAGCCGGTGGACCTCACCGACCTGGTGACCGAGCAGCAGGACATGCTCCTCGGCCGCCGCGTGGACCGGATCGAGCTGATCGCCTGGAACTGTGCGCGCGGCACGTTCTCGGTCTCCGGACCGAACGGCATCGTGCACACGGACAGCTACACCATCCAGACCTACTCGGCGGGCGTGGCGTGGGCGACGGTGGCGACCGCGGCGCCGATCAAGGACTTCCGCGCGGTGAAGCTGCTGGCTCGCGGGCACAGCGTTTCCTTCGGCCGGCAGGCCACGGCGTACATGAACCAGACCACGTTCAACTACGCCATGAACAACACCAACGCCAACGACATCGGCGGCAAGCGGGTGGCGCCCTCGGTCAACATCCTGGAGCTGGATCAGATCAACAAGGTGCTCTTCGACAACGATCTCCCGCAGATCGAGATCTACGATGACACCTACCTGGACGACGCCGGCACGCCGCAGCTGTACATCCCGAACAGCAAGGTGGTGGTGTTCGGCGCGCGCCCGGGTGGCCAGCCGCTCGGCGAGTACCGGATGACCCGGAACGCCAACAACCCGAACATGGGCCCCGGCGCCTACACGAAGGTGATCGACACCATGGACCGCGAGGTCCCGCGCCGCGTGGAAGTGCACGACGGCCACAACGGCGGGCCGGTGATCTTCTTCGGCTCCGGCGTGGTGGAGATGTCGGTCTAGGCCGGCGCTCCGCAAGCTGCTCTCAGGCCAGCCCGGGACCCGAGGCCCGTCCTCCCGTCCCGGGCTCGCTCCTCTCTCCGGAGAACTGTCCCCGATGCCCCGCAAGCACCCTGCCGCTCCGGCGGCTACCCTCTTTGTCGTTGCCTGCACGATGCTCGGAGCCGAGCCGGCTTTCCGGAAGGGCGACCTGGTCGCGCTAGTGCCGGGCGCCCAGGAAGGCTCGCAGGCCCTCACACTACACCACGGTGCACACGATCGCACCGACGAGCCGGACCCGCACATCGAGCTGGCCGACCAGGCACAGCTGGACCGGCTTCTGCGGCTGGGCTCGCTGAAGCCCGCCACGGATGCGGATTTCGACGGCCTGGCTGACGATCCGGATCCGCACCTGTATACCGGTGACCTGGCTCCCCTGGAGTAACCCGCCGTGCCCCTCTCCGCCGCCGATACCCGGACGCTGATCGCCCGCGAGCTGGGGAAGTTGACCGACCTCCCCTTCCAGCGCTTGGTGGAGCAGCTCTGGGAGCTGCACGATGACCGGTCGCTGATCTCTCCTCGCCTGCAGTACCTCTACACGAAGCGGGCGGCGGTCGAGGCGCTCATCAGCCAAAACTGGGAGCTGCACGACGCGGCGGACGAAGGGGTTAAGGAGTCGTTCCGCCAGCAGATCCAGAACCTCGAGGGCCAGGCGGAGCGACTCAGCGGCGAGATCAAGACCGTGGAGACCCGCACCGCCGGCAGTCGCCCCCCGGCGTCCGGACAGCTCACCACCACCACGGTCTACACCAACCGGACCGGGCAGCCGGACCCGAACGCCCGGCACTACCGCGGCGACCCGCTGAAAGGCGGCCGTCGCTTCCTGCGTTGATGCCGCGCGGCATAGATCGACGAATAACCCGATGGCCCTCACCTGGCGACAACGACAGTTCTACCGCTCCCGCGTGAAGGTCTACCGGGCGGGCCGATCTACCGGCGCGGACAAGGAAGTCTCCGATTCCACCTTCGCGGTGGTGCCGGGGCTCACGTCCGTGCCGGCGCTCTACTTCTACACCCAGAACGACTCCGACAAGACGGGCGTGGGCCGTACGAAGCGGCGCAGCGCCCTGACGGAGGACGGGCTGAAGGTCGAAGTGTCGGTCGGGATCCGGAGCGGTGACCTGGTGGTCGACGTGACCCTGGACGATCCGAACTACGGGACCGTGCACCGGATCATGGGGCAGCCGCGCCTGCGGCCCTCGCGCGGAGGTCGACTCAATAACGAGCGCGTCTTCCAGATCTTCCAGGAAGAGAAGCCGCCGGCGGAAGTGGTGCCCTGATGCCAGGCTTTGATACCGAGCCGTTCATCGGCGACCTGCGGCGCGTGGTGGCCGCCACGTGGAGCGAGGTCACGGGCGTTTACGATGCGGAGCACGTAGACCAGATCGATTGGCTGGACCTGGTGCTGCCGTATGCCGTGATCCTGATCCCGGGGCTGCCGTCCGCCGACTGGGGCCTCAATGTGCTGGCCTTTCAGCCGACGATAGATATCTACTACGTGGCCGGCACGCGCGGGAAGAGCGTAAGCCTGCGCGGGAAGCTCAACGGGCTCGCCAACGCCTTCTGGCCCGTGAACCCGCTCACCACGGCGCGGCCGCTGGGGATCGGGGACCTGAGCTGGGGCGACGAGCTCCGGCCCAATCAGCTCTTCGCCGACGCCAACCGCGCCCAGCGCGCCGGGTGCGTCGGGATTGAGTGTCTTCTCGGCGTGCGCAGGACCTGATGCCGGAGCTTTCCCCGCGCGACGCCGCCGCCTACCTGCGACGGGGCGCGCAGCAATTGCGGCGCGGGATCCGGAGAGCGGAAGGCGCGACGATGCGCGACGCGCTCACCGCGGCGAAGCGCTACAGCAGCGGGATGGTGACCCGCCAGTACTTCGCGCAGCACGATAACCCCCTCGCGCGCCGGCACGGGTCGCCGCAGCTCGACGTGTTGCCGCTGAACATCCGGGGCGGCTCCATCTTCGGCGGGTGGCGGGTTTCGGGCGGCCGGATCGTGGATGGCGCCCTCGTCTACACCCTCACCAACGTTTCCCCGCACGCCGGGTACCAGTTCGACCCCGAGAGCGAGCAGCCGGACGGCGGGACCAAGTTTACCTTTGGGCGGCCGGTGCCGCAGGCCGTGGCGGAGGACATCACGCCGGGCCGGATCGACCGGTTACAGCACGAACTCGACGCGGCCTTCCCGCGCTAGGAGACATCGATGGGAGCACCCTCAAAAGCGTTTGTGGAGGCCGCAACGGACCGGATTGCGGCGCTGGCCGCGGCGGACCTGGCCGGGTTTGCCGGGGAGCTGGGGACCGCCACGCAGCCGAGCATGTGGGGACAGCTCGACGCCCTCGCGGACCCGGCAGTGGTGGCGGCGCTGGTGAGCAGCTCGCAGCTGATCGACGACCAGTCGCTCCCGGAGAACCTCGCCACGCCGCTCAATCTGCTGGCGAACCGGCCGGGGTTCAAGGCCTGGTTCCTGGCCCTCAAGAGCCTGGTGACGAGCGCGGCCGGCGGGGCGTATGCCTCGCTCAACGCCTACCTGACCGCCACGGGCGCGAAGCTCCATCCTCTGGCTGCGGAGCTGGGGCGCGTGCCGCTGGGGGCGACGGGGATCCAGGCGGCGAGTGTGTTCTGTCCCTCCTACGCGGCCCTGGCTCCCACGCGGGTCTACACGGGGCAGGACGGCACGCTCGCGGATGACACCGTGGATGCGACGGACGTAGGGACCGCCGACGTGGCGCTGTTTGCGGCACAGGGCGACGTGCTCTACGTGGGCAGCACGCGGAAGTTCTCGCAGCTGGTGGCGGGGCTCTCTACCCTCTCCAGTGCCACGTGCACGTTGTCCGTGCAGTACTGGAACGGGAACGCCTGGTCGGCGGTGAGCGGCCTCACGGACTCGAGCGCCGGCCTGACCCGTAATGACCGCATCAAGTGGACGGAGCCTTCCGACTGGGTGCGCTCCAACCAGGATGCCGGCGGGGATGACCTGGCGGACCTCACACCCCTCTACTACCTTCGGATCGAGCGGACGGCCGTTACGGTGGTGACCCCGCCGGTGGCGACCAGCATCCGGATCATCCCGGCCCTCGCCTACCTCAGCGGCACGTCGCACCTGGGCATTGCGCAGCCGCCCCTCGCGATCGTACGCATCACGGCGGCGAACACGGTGGCCGTGGAGCAGCTGTGCAGCCCGGACCTGGGCCGGTTCGCGGCGCCGGGCCTCGTGCTCCGCGCGCTCACGCCGTTCGGGGTGGATGTGACGCCCACGGTCTCCTACACCGATCAGGACGCCAACAACGCGACGCAGGCGCAGAGCGCGCTGACGACGCCCGCGGCGCTCTCCACGTCGGATGTGACCCTCGCGGGCGGGGACACCGGGATCCAGACGGTGCGGGAGACGGGCTGGGCGGCGACCACCACGGCGACCAGCGGGATCTTCGTCGTCGAGGTCGCGGAGCTGCGGACGCCCGCCCTTTAAGCCTTTCGCTTTTCACAAATCGCTAATCCACGCGCGGCCGGTCCTTCGGGGCCGGCCGTCGCTGCTTTCTGGAGGCTGGCTCTATGCCTGAAACGATGCAGTTGGTGCAGATCGGCACGGACATGTCCGTGGAGATCATCCCGTTCGACATCGGCGCGGACGGCTCGCCGACCTATTACACGGCCCGCGCCCTCACGGGCATCGTGGACCGGGTGATGGAGCGCCGGCGCAATCTCCTGGATGAGACGTCCGGCCTGTCGCACGACCTGGAGAACTACACGCCTTACAAAAAGTCGTGGGATGTCCAGCTCGACACGATCCGCTACACGGACACGAACCCCCTCGAAAACACCTTTGAAGGTTACCGGCACGCCAAGGTGATCCTCACCGGTCCCACGGCGATCCACACCTACTGGGGCGCGATCGAGGAGTGGACCAACCCCACCGAGCGCGGCAAGAGCGTGGAAACGCTCACCCTCAAACCGGTGAACCGCGGCGCGGGGAACCCGAACCCGCTGATCGAAGCGGCTTAAGGAGCGCCTCAATCCATGGCAAAGCTTGATCTCGGGGCGCTGCCGGTGCGCGCGCCCGTCGTCCGGAAGGTGACCTTCGCCCATCCGCTGGACCCGAGCGCGGAGGTGACCCTCTGCGTGCGGAAGCCGGACTTCGCGGCGCTGCTGGCGATCCGGGAAGCGGCCCGCGCGGACATCGACGAGTGGGTCACCGTGAAGACGCTGCCGGACGGTAGCTTCAAACGGCCGAACGTCTTCCAGCTCCACGGGAAAGTGGTGCCGATGTCGGAGGGCCTCTGGCAGACGGTGAACGCCCTGTTCGCCTTGCAGTGCGGCCCGGACGGGGGCCGGCTGCCGGAAGCGGAGCGCTACTCCAAGAAGGAGTGGATCGAGTTCTCCCAGAAGCTCGAGCCCGCCTTCATCGAGCTGGGGAACGCGGCCGGCGAGCTGGTGAACCTGGTGGGAGAAGAAACAAAAAACTCGTCGGGGGCGAGCGAGGAGCCTGGCTCGGCGCCCTCACCCGCGGCGGAAGACAGCACCCCTTCGTAACGCACGAGGCGGCGTGCCACCGTTGGAGCCTGAACGCCCGGGCCGGCTGGCTCGGGCGGGCGCTCAACGCCTTCCTGCAGGCGCAGGGACTTCCCACGGAAGAGGATCCCGGTACCGACTTCGATCCGCCCACCCTCGCGTGGAGCGATGAGCTGATCGGCCTAGCACTCCAGCAGGCCCCCACGGACGACAACCCCGCCGCGGCCCTGGCCGCGGCTCTCCTGGCTGGCGCTTAACTCTCATGGCTCTTGATCTCGCGCTCCGTCTCCCCGGGTTTGAGGCCGGAATGCGTCTCGTCGACGACCTGGCCGAGAAGCTGGATCGGCTGGGAGCGAAACTGGAGAGCGTGGCGGCTGGCGCGGAGAAGATCGGCGGGGCGGCGAAGACGGCGGGGAGCCGGGCGACGGGCACCTCGGCGCCGAAGACGACGGCGCAGAAGGTGGACACGGCGGCAACCGTGGATACTCCGAGTGCTCCGAAGGCCCCGAAGCTACCGGGCGGCGCGGAGCAGCGGCTCTTGAAGATCCCGGAGCAGCGGGCGCAGGCGGCGCTGATCGAGGATACGAAGCTCCGGATCGCCACGCTGAAGGACCTGGACACGGCGGAGTTCCGGGCGCGGCGGTCCATCGTGCTGAACCAGCGGCGGCTGGCGCAGGGCGCGAAAGCGCTCAACGCGGACGGGCTCCTCGAATCGTTCGAGAAGCTGAACCACCTCATGCGGCTGCTGGCGGCCGGGGACGTGGTGGGCGCGGCCAGGAGCGCCACCAATTTCGCCGGGATGTTCGTGCCCAAAGAGAAGGACGGCGGTCTCAACGTCATCCAGCGGACCGCCCGGACGTTCAACGCGCCGAACCCGTTTGATGAGGAGCGGCTCCGGAAGGCGATCGGCGGGAAGCCGTCCGGAGCCCCGGACCTGGGCGAGTTCGCGCTGCCGAAGCTCTCGGACTTCGCGCTGCCGGACGCGGCCAAGGGAGCCGAGAGCCTGGCGGGCGCCACGGAAGGCGCAGCGGCCGGCGTGGAAGGCCTCACCGCGGTAATGGGGCCGCTGGCCCTGGTGGTGGCGGCAGAGACCGCGGCCGTGGTGGCGTTCGTCGCGGTGGTGAAGCGGGCCAGCGAGCGGCTCAACTCATTTGCCACGGACATCGCCATCGGCGGCGGCTCTACGCGGGACGTGGCGGGGCTGCAGTCTTACGGGATCGCTCCAGGGCAGGGCGCGGCGCTGGCGAAGGCCTTCCGGGAGAGCATCTCCCTGGGCAGCGGGAACCTGTTCTCCCTGCTCGGCGCGGGCCGGCTCGGGATCGCGCCGCAGCTCCCCCGGGAGTACGGCGGCAACGTCAACGAACTGGGCCTGCTGAACAAAGCCCTCGACCGGCTCTCCCGGCTTCCGGCCGAAGAGCGGCAGAGCATTGCCCGGCAGAACCCGGTGCTGGAGCAGTTCCTGCCGAAGCTGGAGGCCATCAACCGGAACCGGGGCGCCCTGGATCGCGACCAGCGCCGCTCCGACGCCATCATGGGCGACACCGGCGCGGCGCAGAGCGCGCAGGACGTGGCGCTGCAGCTAGGCCGGGTGAGTGTGAACTTCAACCTGCTGTTTACGGCCCTGGGGAAACCGGGCCTGAAGCTGGCGGCGGACGGGCTGGGGCTGCTGGCGGACGCAGTGGGCACCCTAGCTGAGTGGGCGGAGAAGGGGCAGCCGGTGATCAGCGCCGTGGTGCTGGCGGCGGACCCGTTCCTCGGCACCCTCAAGCAGATCGGCGACCTCTTCAAGATCGGCGGCGCGGTGTTCAAGTGGGCCGGCGACCAGTGGGACCGGTTTGTGGACGACTTGCGGCACTCGCCGTTCGCCTTTATCGCGCAGGGCGTGGATCTGCTGGGCGAGGCCCTCAACCACCTGGGGCCGACGCTGGGCGGGCTCATCAAGCGGATCGCCGGCGTGATTGCCATCGTGGACCCGTTGGCGGGCGCGGGGCTGAAGTTCGCGGCCGACCAGTTGATGCAGGACCCGACCGCGGACCTAAAAGCCTCGCAGAAAGCGCACAGCCAGGCGATGGGCGCGCACACCCAGGCAATGATGGCGCACGTGCACGCGATGGGCACTTACGGGGGCGGGCAGCGGACCCGCAGCGCGATACCGAGCGCGCTGAAGGGGACCGCGCTCCAGGTGGCGACCGAGAACCAGATGCTGCGGGATCTGGGGGCGTTCAGCTTCTAGCGCCCTACCCGCGCCTCGCCCCGATGCCGCGCGGCATCGGGGCTTTCTTCCGCTCCAACCTTCCCTCATGATCACGCCGAACCGCCGGACCATCTTCCAGATGGACATCGGCGAAGTGTCCGTGCTGCGCCCCCTCTGGGACCACAAGCGGACGGCGAACAAGCTCGGTGGGCAGGTGCTGCGCGGCGCGCCGGCCTCGGACGGCGTCACCCTGCTGCCGGGCGGCGCGTGGGCGCTGCAGCCGGACCGCGGCGAGCTGATCCAATCGATCCGGCAGGACTACCACGACAGCGTCATCGACGGCGCCACCGGGGCCGTGATGGACATGGCGCCGGGGATTGAGGTGGTCAAGACGTTCGCCAAGAACGTGCTGCCGGGCATGGGCACCGCGGCGGACGTGGTGACGAGCGGCGTGCCGGCGTTCATCAAGCGGGTGGCGCAGGGGCAGCTGTTCGATGCGTGCGTGCTGGCGGCGGATGCCGCGGCGTTCCCCGGTCCCACGGAGCCGATCGCGCAGAGCATTCCCCTCGACCGCGTGCTCGCCGGCAAGGTGTCTTACGGGGAGAACACCGGCTTTACAGTGGTGTTCGGCGGGATGGAGGGCACGGTCGGCGCGGATGCCATCCTGCGCTTCTATTTCGGCGGCGCCGCGGCCGTGACACCCCTGGCCGCGAAAGGCGGACAGTTCTGCCTCTCGGTCCGGGGCAACGGGAAGGTGGTGCTCTGGGAGCGCAACGCGGCCGGCGGCTGGGACGCGCGGTATAGCACGCAGTGGTCTGAACCCCACCGGGCGTCCGACAACATCCACGCGATCAGCGTGACACCCTACGGGCGGGACCGGCTCGCCATCATCTCCCAGGGGTCGGCGATCAATGTCGTCACGGTGAACACGCCCTTCCTCGGGCTGCCACTGGTGAGCGCCACCGCCACCGAGGGGCCGAAACACCCTTCGTTCTGGCAGGATCTGCCCGGCACCACGGGCCACCAGCACCGCCGCAGCCTGACCGGCAACGGGATCATCCGCCTGGACATCCGCCGCGACTACCGCGAGCGGATCGTTTTGAAGCGGCACAAGTACCCGGCTGAAGGCCATCTGACCGATGCGCCGGTGGTGATCGCGCGGGACCTGCCGGCAGGGACGCCGATCACGCTGCGGGCGGAGACGTATACGCTGCCCGGCACGTCGATCGAGGGCGTGCTGTATGACGCGACCACTCATGCGCCGCTCGCCTCGCCGAGCACCGGGGTATTCCTTTCGAACGCGGGGCAACGGGCTTACTACGCGCGGTTCACGTTTTCGACTACGGACCGGTACCAGACGCCGATTCTCTTCGCCCGCAACATCGGGGTGGCGGAGGAATACCAGACCCACCTAAGCGTCCCGCAGATCTTTCCGAGCACGGACCACGGCGCGATCCGGAGCGTGCAGATCTCCGGTGCCGGTACCACGCCGGAGACGGAGAACGCCACCCTCTCGATCACCGATCCGCTGGATGAAGCGCCGGTGCTGCGGGTGCGAGGCGACCTGCGCTGCCTGATCTCCGTGCAGGACACGAACACGGGCGCCATCATCGCGCACCTGTTCGAAGGGCGCACGGTGCGCAGTCCGGCGCACCTGCGCGGGAAGCCCGGGACCGAGTTCCCCTCGCCGGAGTGGCGGGAATATCCCGCGCTCCGCCTGGTGGGGATGTGGGCGCAGCTCGCCGAGCAGTTCTCGCAGGGGCTCTGGGACCTGGGCAAGGTCTCGAACGGCTCCACGGACCCGTATACGGGGATGCTCGCGCTCCTCGACCGCAAGGTCACGGACGTGATCCGGCTGCTCTTCAACAACGCCGGGGTGCCCGATGACGAGTTGGACATTCCCGACCTGCCGTACGTGCTCACCCAGTCGGATTCCATCTCCCAGGAAGACTATCTGGTCGCCTACGGGTGCGACTTCTCGAAACTGATCGTCACGCTCTCTCGGGATTACCTGGGCCGGCTGATCGTCCGGGACCCGTGCGCCGGGCCGCGAGGTATGTGGCGGATGCTGCCGAACCCCGTGCCGCCCTACGGCAACCACCTGGCGATTTTCGCGAAGGGCGAGCCGCCGCTCGATGACGACGTGTTTCCGATCGCGGAGTCGGCCTATGGCAGCGATTGGGGCTACGTGCAGGACGGCACCTGGGACTCGTGGGTGCTCCCGCCGGAAGTGAATGACCTGGTCGTCGTCGGCACGGTGAAGCCGGGCGCGGGAGGAGACGGAGAGGAGTCGTTCTGGCAGCACATGCGGAACGAGGTCTCGATCTCGGGCAGCCGCACCGATCCGGATTACGTGGGCCGGGTGAAACCCTTCGCGCACGGACCGGACCCGGGCCTACAGACCCAGGCCGCGGTAGACGCCTACATCAAGCGCGTGTATCAGCGCGGCGCACACGCCGAGAAGTGGGTCGCCTTCCGCGCGCCGCTGCTCCTCATCCAGAACGTGGCGGACCCTCACCAGGTGCTCCGCCGGCCGCTGCGCATCAACGACCTGGTGTACGTCTACGACCAGGGCGTCTACACGGATGCCGTGGTGTTCTCGTGTGAGCCGGACTACTCCGAGTCCGACACACTGCAGATGGCGCGCTACGAGCTCCTGATCCTGGTGGACTGGCCCGAAGGGGAGATGTTGGTCCGATGAGCAAAGCGCAGACCGACAAGCGCCGCTGGTATCAGAAGCTCGCGCTGCGGGGCCAGGGCGTGCCCGTGGAGGACCGCATCTGGGCGGGGCAGACGCAGGGGATGCTGCATGCCGCGGCGGCGCTGCAGCTCCCGGCCTCGATCGACACCCTCACGCCGATGGTGAACGCGGCGGGTGCGCCGGTGTTCGTGGCGGGGGTCTCCGTGGTGGGCGGTCCGGACCCGGCGGCGTAAACCCATGGCACTGGTGGGCAACTGGGGGCGCAATCCGCTCGCCGAGCCGTTCTACGCGCAGCAAAGCGTGTCGCCGGCCGCGGGGCGGTACCTGCTGGCCATGGTCACCATCACGGACGGGAGCTACGGCGTGTCCGACTCGGTGGGGAACGCCTACTCCCTGGCCGGCGTGGCGACGGGCGTGGCGCTCTATTACGCCCCGCTCACGTCTCCCATCGTGAGCGGGGAGACCGTGTTCACCTTCTCCGGGGCCGCGCTGAACGTGCAGTGGGTGCCGGACATCGGCGGCTACATTGGTTCGGCCACGCGGAGCGGCAGTTTCACCAGCGTCAATGAGTTGCTGGCGCTGGCGGCGATCCCCGGGGCGCAGGAAGTCTACCTGGTGGGCGCGGGCGCCGCGTTGCGGCCCAGCACGGACGCCACGGTCCCGACCAACGGCTATCCGCAGCCCGCCAACGGCCTGCCGGTGCTGGCGGCCGGCTCCGGGCTCGCTATTTCGCCCGCCATCTTTCCGGCCACCCAGACGACGCTGCGTTACCGGAACCAGACGCTGCAGACGAGCTGCCGGGATGTGTCGTTTGATTGGGAGACCGGCGGGGTCAGCGGCTCCGGCCCTGCCGCGCAGTATGGGGTCATCTCGGCGCTGTTCTGGAAGCTCAACGCGGCGTTCTGTCCGGGCTTCCCGCCGGTAAGCCTGGGGCTAGCTAACGGCCCGTGGTGCCTCCAGACGCGCGAGGGCTGGTATCACGAGGCGTATGTCTCGACGGGCATCCGGTACCGGCGGAGCGATTTCCCGACCCCGCCCTTTGCGGTCAACGGCCGGATCTCATCCAACACGAACGACGCCGAGCCGCGCATGGCGCTGCGGCTGGGGAAGCAGCTCGTGTTGCTGTTCACCCGGCCGACCGGCGACGTGCCGGCGGTCTACCGGTCTACCTCGGATGACGACGGCGCCACGTGGAGCACACCGACCCTGATGTTCGCCGGCTGCAAGCACCCCACGCTGAACGTGCACCCGCGAAGCCAGCGGACGCTCCACGGGGCGCTGAAGGTAACCACGACCGGGCGCGGCAACCTCTACGGCTCCATCCAGGAGTCCGGGGATGCGAGCCCGGGGACGGAGTTCAAGCTCGTGAAGACGGGCGGCGGCGCGATCACCGTGGACGATGACACCTTCCACTTCGCGCCGGCCGCGGAGAGCGCCCTCCGGTGGACCCTGGTGGCGCTGGACGGCGGCGCGATCGTCCGCTACTACTCGACCGATGACGGCCGCTCCTGGACGCTGATCCCATGACCCCTGTGTTTGAGCTGCGCGCTTCCCAGTGCCCGGCCTTGATGACGGCGACCGGGGACCTGGACCTCACCGCCGCGTCTCCGGCGCCGAACGTGCTCTCTCCGATCGTAGTCGGGGACAAAGAGGCACTCCTCACCAAGAGCAACGCCACGATGGTGGCGGTGGAGGCCGCGGGCCGCTTCCCCACCGGCGCCGCGGCGGTGACCTCCGGGTGCGACCTGGCCCCGACCGCAGACGGCCTGGCCGGCGGGATGAGCCCGGGCTACGTGAGCCTGGACGTGTCGCTCTGCTTCGCCTCCACGCTGGAAGAGGCGTTCCCGAACGACGTCCGGACGTTCGTGTGGATCCAGCAGAGCGGCGACCTGTATCTCGGCACGGATAAGGACGACGTGCCGGGCGTGCTGGCGGCGTTCCTGGGCTCCGTGCTGACGGCGGGCGGCTCGTGGCGGTCGATCGACTACAGCGGCCGGTGGACCTTCGCGCGGGGCGGCGGGCTCCTCTACCGCCGCACGGCGGACGAGGCGGAGCCGGACGACACGCCGAGCAGCTCCGAGCGCCACCTGACGCGCACCGCCGGGGGCCTCTACCTGTGGGAGGGCGACCGCTACACGCAGGTGGACGCCACCACGACCGCCCTTTCCGATGAGCTGGCCGCGCTGCGGGCGGAGCTGGACGAACAGGGCCGGCTCCTGCGCCGCGTGCTGTTCCAGCTCAACCAGACGTTCGGGCCGCGCTTCCTGGACTCCGTTACCCGACCTCACCTGATCCGCGCCGCCGCCGAGCGGTGTTAAGGAGATTTCCGTGTCTAACTTCCTGATCGACCTCATTGTCTCCCGCTTCCAGAAGGCGGCGAACGGCGGCCAGCAGCCGGCGCGTGCGACCCAGTATGGCAGCCAGGCCGTCGCGCAGGTGGAACCCTCGCTCCTGGAGCTGACCCGCGCCGGCGTGCGGTTCGGGGGCGGGCTTTCGATTATTGCGAATGCCGTGGCGCCGGTGCAGGCGATCCCGACCACCACGGCGGGGATCCTCATCTACAACGCCGACGACGTGAAGAGCCTGGTGATCGACCACGCGACCATGTTCCTGGCCTCCGGAACCTCGGACATCGGCGCGCTGCTGATGGCGGCGGTCACCGGCCGCATCCTGGAGACGAACGCGCCGGCCGCGATGACCACGGGCTGGGCGGTGGGCAGCCTCTCCGGGAGCGCCAAGACGTCGCCGGTGAAGATCGGCGCGGCGGTGACCATCCCGGCCGGCGCGGTGTGGATGGCCCTCGCAGGCAACGCGCAGCCGGTGGCGACCACGGCGGGGGCGAGCGGGAACCCCGCGCAGCTTAACGGCGGGCTGATCGTGCCGCCGCGCTGCGGCCTGGCCCTGGCGGTGCTCTCTGGCGCCGGCACCACGGCGAAGTACGGGATGAGCTTCTCCTGGAGTGAGTTGGAGCTGGACCGGGAGTAACGCCCGGCGGTTGATGCCACGCGGAATAACAGGCCCCTGCTCCACGGAGCGGGGGCCGCTTTCGTTTCAGGAGACCCCGACCCATGGCCGGCAAATCCGATTACTTTGAGCGCGCCGTCCTGGATTGGGCGTTGGGCGGAGCCGCCCCCACGCGGCCGACCTCGCGCACCGTCAAGCTCTTCACCGCCAACCCTACCGACTCCGGCGGCGGCACGGAAGTCAGCACCGGGACCTGGTCCAACTACGCGGGGGTAGCGGCCACCTTCGCGGCGGCGGCCACGTCTACCGGCACCAGCTCCGCGAGCAACAGCGCCGACACCGACTTCGGGACGGCCACCACCACGGCGGACGTCACCCTCACCGGCTTCGGGGTCTACGATCACCTGGGCAACCTGCTCTACTGGGCGGCGTTTGCGACGCCGCAGATCGTGCAGAACGGCAACCCGGTGAAGTTTCCGGCCGGCTCGCTCGTCGTCACGGAGGACTAGGCCATGTCCCTGAACGTCGAACAAGCCGCCGCCCTGGTGGCCGAGCTGCAGGAGGACGCGTACGACGGCCTCACGCGCGAGCAGGGCTACGCGCTCCTCCACGAGCCGCAGGACGTGCCTGCGGGGCGCGCCGCGCACTTCCTGGACGCCCGGGGCCTCTACTCCGTATTCGGGCCAGAGGCCGGGGAAACGATGATGCTCACCATGAGCGCCATCGCCGGCAGCGATAGCCCCTTCGCGCCGATCCTGACGCGGGCCATTGGCTGGCTCAATGACCCGGCTACGGGCGGCGTAGACCTGGGAGACTCCGCCACGCGCTCGATGATCCAGGCCCTCACCGGGACCGTCTTCAGCACCGAGCAATCCGCGACACTCCTCGCCCTGGCGCCGGAGATCACCGTCTGGACGCCGGCCCGCATCGCCTCCGCGTTCGTGGGGGTAGTGGGGATGCCCAACGCCATCGAGGCAGAAGACTTCAACGCAGCATGGGAGGTGGCCCGTGGCTAATGCCGTAGCACGTAAGGTGGACGCAACCGCCGCGTTCACAATCACGCTGGCCTCCCTCGCGGCGGCGGCGGCCCGACAGTCTACGCTGCTCACCAACAGCAACAACCGGCCGGGGGCGCTGGTGTTTGTCAAGCTCACCTCCAGCGGCTCTGCGCCCACCGCTGGCCGGGTGTACGAGGTCTACCTGATCCGCGGTGATGGCACAGTCCGTGACGACGGGGCGGGTGCATCCGATGCGGCCATCACCATTGAGAACGCCGCGCTTCTCGGTACGATCGTGGTCACGAACAACGCCTCGAAAGCGTTCTACGGCGTGTTCGACACGGGGGCTTTGGGGCCGCTGGGCTCGGAGTGGGGCATCGCGATCAAGAATGCGGCTGACCAGGCGCTGGACAGCACCGGCGGTAACCACCGCGTGGCATATGAGTACTACTACGACGAGATCCAATAATGGGAAGCTCGCAGCTCAAGCCCCGCCTGCCCGTGCTGCAGCGGCGCCACCCGCTCGCGCGGGGGCTGATGGGCGCTTGGCTTTTTACCGAGCGCGGCGGGACCACGGCGCGGGACGCGTCCGGGCGGCGGGGCACCGGCACGCTCACCAATATGGACCCGCCTACCGATTGGGTGGGATGCCCCTACGGTCAGGCCCTCGACTTCGACGGTAGCAATGATCACGTTGTCGTCACCGGCGGCCGTGCTTTCGATCCGTCGCCGTGGGGCGGGATCACGCTGGCTGCGCTGGTCAAGGTGCGGTCTCTCCAGCCTGTTGATCCCAACATCCGGGAGATCATGGGGCACACCGGCACCGGAAACGAACCCTATGTGCTGCGGCTGGGAGACCGGGGGACGCAGGACAAGTTTCAGGTCGCATTAGGCGCGACCGGGACGACGAAGCTGTTCGGCGGGACGATCAGCCTTGACACCTGGTACTGGGTGGTAGCTACCTGGGACGGCGCTACCATCCGGATGTACTACAACGGCGTGTTGCAGGCGAGCACCGCGTATGCCGGGCCGCTCAGTAACATCAGCGGGAATAACCTCTTCATCGGCGCTCGCGGGCCTACCGGCTCTCCAAGTCGGGTGATGGACGGCCAGATCGCGGCGTGCTTGCTCTGGAATCGGGGATTGTCGGGCCGCAGTACGGCCCGGTGGTTCAGCGCCAATACCGGGCCGTGGGAAGCTTTCCAACTGCAAGGCGGCGCCGTCTATCGCCGTCCCGCGGTGCCCCTCCTCCTCGCTGCGACCATCAACGGGGTAGGCGGCGCGTCCGGAGCGCTCCAGATCTCACGGCTATTGGCGGGCGCTGCGGCGGGCCAGGGCAGCGTCACGGGCGCGGCCGAGATTCGGCGGCTCCTCGCGGGAAATGTCTCCGGCCTCGGCGCGACGGAGGCGGAGCTCCGGATCGAGCGGCTTCTCGCCGGCAGCGCGGCGGGTGCGGGCGACGTGGCGGGCTCGCTGGAGATCCGGCGGCTGCTCACCGGATTACTCGCGGGCGCCGGCAGCGCGGCGGGTGAGTTGGAGATTGCGCGGCTCCTGGTGGGAGCGGTGGCCGGGGTGGGCACGGCCGCGGCGGAGCTGCTCGTCTCGCGGTTGCTGGCCGGCGCGGTGTTCGGCACCGGCACCCTGACGGGCGAGCTGCTCATCCTTCGGGCGCTGCTGGTCTACATCGCCACGTTCGGGCAGTTACCGAAGCCGCTGGCGGACCTGGCGGCAGCGCTGAAGCCGGCCGCGGAGGTGTGGCGCGCCACGAAGCCCGTGGGGGCCGTGACGCAGGCAGCGAAGCCGGCCGGGGAGCTGGGCCTCGACATCAAGCCGCTGGCCGGCTGGGGGAACTGACGATGGCTTACGACGGCAGCTATGACGATTTCACCGCGCCGATCATCCGGGGCGACGACTATGAGTTCCCGTTCACGGTGCGGCTGCCGAACGATGGGGCCACGGCGCCGTATGACGACGACAACACCACGCGAGCGGACCTGTCCGGCTGGGCGGAGCTGTGGTGCACGGGGAAGCTGCAGTATGAGCAGGACGCAGCCGGTGACACGGCCGCGCTCTTCCAGGTCACCCTGGGCGGGGGCGGGATCGTGCTCACGGATGCAGCGCAGGGAGAGGCGAAGGTGGTGCTCACGCCGGACGAGACGGGAGACCTACCGCCGGGAGAGGACGTCTACGTGGACGTGCAGGGGAAGGACGCGAACGGGAAGATCCACACGCTAGCAACGGGAATCTTTCCGGTGCGGGCGGATGTGACGCGGTCGACCACTTAAACGATTCTCCCCTTTCGTTAAACAAAAAGGCCCCTCATCACCAGATCAGTGCTGGTGATGAGGGGCCTTTTTCGTGCGTTTCTGGCTTCAAAGTGCCACGTCTTCCCGCCGGCACTCCTCCCGGGCGAACTCCGGGTCGAGGTCCCGCAGGAAGGCGTTGACCAGGTTCTCCGCCACGGGTGCGCCGCCCACCACGGCGGCGGCGCGGTTGACGCACTCCTGGAGGTCCGCGGTGGGCACGCCCTGGCGGTACGCATGCTCCAGGGTGCGGCAGAGGTCGGGCTGCTCGGCGCGGAGCACGTCGGCCAGTTCGCGGGTGAGGGCGGGGATCATCCGTCGCTTCCTTCCCGGGGTAAGGGGTCCGCACCGGTGGGGTGCGGACCGAAGAGCAGCGCCAGCAGCTCCGCCTCTCGCGGCGGGATGCGGGGGTCGCGGAGCGCAGCGTCGACGCGCTCCAGGTCGTCGTGAAACATCGCGCAGTTCACGCAGAAGCGGTCCTCCACGTCGGCGGGGTGGTTGGAGACGCGCTCGCAGATCAGGCACTTGATGCCGGCGCCGTCCGGGAGAATGATGAAGGTCACGGGATGCCTCCGATCAGCCGCATCGCTTCCGGGGACGGCTCCCAGTTCCAGAGGCCGCGCGCGCCCTTCGCCGGTACCGGAGGCTCCAACCGGTGCACGTCTTCCAGGTGCCAGCCCCAGCGGCCCTCCTCGTAATTACCGAAGGCGCGCTCCTGGTCGCTCAACTCATCCAGCCACTCCGGCAGGAACGGGTAGGAGCCGAAGGTGGGCGACGTGGGGAGGCAGTCCGCCACGGTGACGACGGCGAGCACCTGGCCGCGCGGCAGGGCGTTCCAGTCCGGCAGCGGCGGATCTAGCTCGATGGCGCCGCCCAGTGGACGCCAGATCGGTAATCCCGCGCCAAGCAGCACCGTCCGGAAGGGCTCCTCGGCGCAAAGCTTCCGGCACGTCGGCGGGAAACCGGCGCTGGCGTGAATGGCGAGCGGGCCGCGGTAGCGGGTGCTCCAGGAGCGAGTTTCGATCCGCTTGGCGCCGATCGCGACGAGCGAGGCCCACGGCTGTAAGAGGGAAAGGGCTTTCACGAAGCACCTCCCACCGCAACCGCCGCCAGTTCCTGTGCTTTGCAGCCCTCGCACACGTGGACGCCGCGGCCCGCGCGCTGGGTGTAGAGGAGTCCTTCCCGGGGATCGAGGCCGGCGCCGCATTCGTAGCAGGTCACGTCGGTGACGGGGTTACGGTCGCCTTGCTCGAGCTTTTTGGCGCAACCGGTGCAGAGGTCATCGCCGATCCACTGGCAGCCTTCGGAGCAGCCGATCTCATCGGTGCAGCCGCAGATCCGGCAGATGGCCACGTCCGGAGCGCAGTCGGCGCAGTACAGGGCGCTATTCGCGGTGAGGAGCACGTCCGCCTCATCCTGGATGAAGGTGCGGTCGCCGCGGGCTTCGTCGAGCGCCGCCACGGTCGCCGCGTTGACCAGCTCGCCGCAGCGCTGGCAGGGCCAGGGTTCGGCCTCCGCCGCGGTGGGCGCGGCGGCGGAAGGCTCCGGGCCGATGCCGAGATAGCGCTCCATCTCCACCGAGCGGCTCCAACGTATCCGCGATTCCCGCTCGTGGAGCGCCTGGCTGAGCAAGAGGAGCCTACGGAGTTCGAGGGGCGGGATGGACGCCAGCAAGTACTTCGTCTCGTGCGTGCACGGGGGCACTTCCAGGCCGAGCAGCTTGGCGGCTTCCGGCAGGCTATCATGGGCGACAGTGGTGAGATACAGCAGGTCGCGGCCGGAGATCTCCGTCGTTTCGCGCACGTGGGCGAGCACCTGCTCGTAAGCATCTTCCGCCGCCGCAGCTCGGGCGGCGGCTAACGCCCGGTCGTCTTTCTCCTTCAGTTCCTGGAAGCGCTTCGGATCGGAGCAGACAAGCACCACCTTCTGCCCCCAGTGATCCCACGCCTTCACCAGGCAGGGGCATGTCTCACAGTCGCAGCTCGGCGTCCGGCTGTGCTGGGACAACTGCACGATATTCCGCATGGAGCCCACTTCGGGCAGATGCGCGCCCGGCTCCAGGCCGGCGCCATCCAGGGCCGCGGCTCGGCGCTCGGCATCCGCCGCGGCCTTCGCCTGCCGCCCTTCCTGCTGCAGCCGGTTAAAGAGCCGCTTATCCACGCAGTAGAACCAGCCGTCATACTGGGCGGGCACAAAGGCTCCGGGGTGTGCCTTCTGGGCGGAGGCGAAGTCGAATTCCACGGAGGTGTGGTAGAACTGCGCCGTGACCAGCTTCTTCACCGCCGGCTCATCCGAGAACGGGAGACCTTTCTCCAGGTCCCGCACCGACGCGCCCCGCTCGGCGGCGATCTCCGCGATCGCAGCGCACAGATCCGGCCGGGCGGTCCACTTCGCGAGGCGCTCCAGGTGAGAGGCCTGGAGTTTGCCAGCGCGGCCCAGCTCCTTGACGGGCTCCGGCAACTCGACGAGCGAGGCCATGCGGCTGATCTTGGATTGGCTCTTCGTTCCCAGCGCTTCCGCCAGGCGCCGCTGGCTCACCCCCTGCGCGAGCATCTGGTGCAGGGACAGGGCGGCATCGATGGGGTTGACCTCTTCCCGTTCCTCGTTCTCATCGACCATCATCCGGTAGGCGGCGGGATCGTCGAGGCCGAGCCGGATCTTGCACTCGACCTCTTTGAGCTCGGCGAGGTGGGACGCGCGGAAGCGGCGCTCGCCGGCGATCAGCTCCCACTCCGGGATGTATGCTTCCGCCTCCTCGCGGTTCGCGAAGAAATGGGGCACGTAGAACGCCTGGATGTCCCAGTGCCCGGTTTTGAAGCCGATGTTCTGCACCATCCAACCGTCGATCTGGTTACTCCGGCACGGCACCACGTGCCAGCCTTTCGCGGGCCGAACCACGAGGGACTGGATGAGGCCGGTTTCCCGGATGCTGTCCGCCAGGCCCTGCAGCGTTTCGAGCACGAACGTTTTGCGGGGGTTGAGTGACGACGGGGCGATCTTGCGCAGCGGCAGGGGGCGGGTTTCGCCGTCGCGGGGGGTATGCCGCGCGGCATCAACGGCGGGCAGCTCCGTGGGCGGGAGGACGCGCAGGTTCTTCGCGTCCCAGCGGACGCTGCCCCGGATCGTGCTGATCTTCTTGTCACTCCAGGAGCGGACTTCGTCCTCTTGCTCCTGGCCGTCGTTATCCGTCCAGGCGACGCGGACTCCGTAGTCCAGCCCGGGCAAGGTATGCTTTTGTTGAGTGGTCATCTCGTCTTCTCCTAAGGGGTCGGGTGTCGCTCGCGGCGGCCGGTGTTACAGCACCGGCCGCCGGTTAGATTTCAGGCGGTGAGGTCGGGGAAGAGGGTCGTTGCTTCGAAGGCCCAGACGCGCTGCCATAGGTTTTCCACGCGCACGGTAGGCGTTTGGAAGCCTGGGGTACACCCGACGAGCAGCTCCGCCTGTTCGAGGCAGCGGCCTAGTGCTCTCAGGGTAATCGCAACATCCATCCGGTGCTCCGAGTGTGCTGTCTGCAACGTGCAGTGTGTGACTTCCGGGCTAAGGTAGACCCGATCCGGGACTGTATCCAGCCAACCAACGGCCAAGGCGTCCGGCCGCTCCGTGTTGGCGTAGTAGGGCGCGCCGGTAAGCCGATCCCGAAGACAAATCTCCCCGGCGTGCCACATCGCCCGCAGGCAAGCGACGAAGTGCTCTGCCGTCCGCCGCATTTCCGCATCCGTGGTCGGTCGCGGCTGAGCGGCCTGCGAGAGCAGCGCGAGAGCCAGGTTTCGGGCCTGCTCTTCTCCGGCGGTGTCCCGGTCGAACACCAGGAAGAGGCGCTGACCTTCCGGGTTGAGCGGAAGCAGCTCCCAGTGGCCGGGGCCGAGTTCGGTAGCGGTGGTGAATTCCATCAGATTCTCCTTTCGTAAGTGACCGTAGGTCGTTAGCCGGCCCAGGAGGGGCCGATCTGGGTCTCGATCTCGACGGGCACGGGGTGGATGAGGGGGGCCATCCCGTCGAGCATGGCCTGTCGGAGCCAGGCCTCTGCCGCGGGCGCCTGGGCGGCGTCGCACTCGACGACGATCTCGTCGTGACAGGCGATCACCGGCACGGCGCCGGGGCATTCGTGGCGGCGCTCCCAGAGCAGGGCGAGCGCGCGCTTCAGGCCGTCCGCGCCGGTGCCCTGCACGGGGCTGTTGAGCTTCTGGGTGAACCAGCTCACGTCTTTGCGGCGGCGGCCGGCGAGGGTGCGGGTTTCGATGGCGCCTTCCGATTGGGAGCGGTGCCAAGCGGAGATCCCTTTGTAGAGGCGGAACCACTTGCGGCGGTGGTCCGCGGCCTGGATCTCCGTCATCTCCACGCCGTAGCTGTGGCGGGCGTAGCCGCGGAGCGTGGCGGCGCCCATGCCGTAGAGCAGGCCGAAGTTCACGGCCTTCGCGAGCTGCCGGGCGGACTTCTTCTCCGCCGCATCGTGGAAGTCGCGGCCCATGAGCGTGCTGGCGGTGAGGGTGTGGAGGTCCGTGCCCTCGGCGTACGCCTGCAGCATTCGCTTATCCGCCGCGATCTTGGCCGCGATCCGGAGCTCGATCTGCGAGTAGTCCGCCTTGACCAGCACGCGGCCCGGATGGGCGGCGATGCAGGCGCGGTACCGGAGATCCCGGGACATCTGCTGTACCGGGGGCTCGCTGCAGCTCATCCGGCCGGCCCGGCTGCCGAGCTGTCGCCAATCGGTGAAGAGCCGGTCGCCTTCGCGGCAGGCCAGCCAGTTGAGGCCGAAGCGGGAGACGCGGCCGGTGGCGTCCCGGTACTTCCGGAGCAGGTCCGCGACAGGGTGATCGATCTGCGCGAGCACGTCGTCGGCGGTGCTCTTCAGCTCGATGTCGAGGAGCTGGAAGACGCGCTTCACGATGTCCGGGGAATCCCACTTCCAACCGGTGCCGAGGGAGAGCAGCTCCGGCGCTTCGGGTGCGAGCTGATCCAGCTCCGCGCGCAGGCGCTCGGCGTCCGCCGCGGCCTCGGCGGCCAGCTCCTGCCAGGGCTCCGGCAGGAACGGGACGCCGGCGGTGGACATCCAGACCAGCGCGGGCAGGCAGCGGCTCTCGATCTGCGCGGAGTTGCCCATGCCGGCGGCGGCGATCTCCGCCAGGAGCCCGGCGCGCAGCGGCAACAGGACCTCGCCGTCTCGCGCGGCGTAGTCCCACTGGTCGTTGGAGAGCGGGCCGGCCCAGTTGGACTTTTGCTCCGTCTTCGGCAGCTCGATACCCAGGGTGCGCTGGGTGACCTGCGCGAGGGAATGCCAGCCCTTCCGCGTCTCGCTGCCGGAGGCGGAGAGGAGCTGCGCGAGGAGCATGGTGCACTCCGAGCGACCGGGGCGGAAGCCGAGCGACCAGAGGAACTCCAGGTCGAAGCTGAGGTTATGGCCGGTGAGGGTGCGGTCCGCGAGCACGGGGAAGAGCGGGCGAGGATCGACCTCGAAGCAGTCCACGAGCCAGGTTTGCCCGGGGATGGACAGCGTGAGCAGCCGCACGCGATCCTGCCGAGGGTTTAGGCCGGTGGTCTCCGTATCGATCCCCAACTCCGGCGCCGCGGCCAGTTTCTCGATCAGCGCGGGCAGTTGAGAGGCGGAAACAACGCGCGTGCGCTCCCCACCTGGCAGGGGGGGATGTGTTCCATTCTGGAGGAGTGGAGGAGAAGCCCCGTTTTGTGCACTTGCCGGCGGGTTCTCGTGCCTGGAAGCCGCCGTTTCCGTTCCCGTTCTTTCCTCCAACTGGCCGGAGGAACTGGAGGGCATTCTGGAGGAGAAACCCGTTTGTTGCGAAAGGCTCAACAACTCTCCTCCAGAATCAATCCTTTCTGGAGGAGAAACTGGAGGAGAACTTTCGTGCCTGGAAGCGCTGTGTGAAATCGCACCATTACGCAGCGCTCCTCCAGTTCCTCCAGTTCCTCCAGAAACTACATCCCCCCCTGAAAAAACGGGGTGCGTGCACGCGCTCTCGGAACCGAGTCCCTCATTAGGTGAGAACGCGCCCGCGTCAAGCGGAGAGAACGGCCCAGAATCGTCATCCGCGCCGCCGCCAGGCAGGATGTTGACGCTGAACACCCAGCACCAATGCTTGCCGCCCTCGGCCCAGATGTTGGCGTCCCACCGGTCCGGGTACTTGCGCACGAGGAGGCCTTCCCGATCCAGGGCCTCGCCCATGTTCCGCTTGCTGTTGACCAGGTGGATCCCGGCCTTCTGGGAGTAGCTGGTGATCTGCTCGTGCGCGACGGTGCTCTCTAACGTCAGCTCGCCTTTGTCCAGGTCGACCCAGCCGATCTTGACGGCGCCGGGGCGGGGTTGGGGCTCGCTGTCGTGGCCGCGAGCGGGCTGGTAACCCCAGCGGCCGGGCTCGCCGTCCGGACAGAGACCGCTCTTGCGCTCCGCGATGTAGACCTGCCCCTTCACCAGCATCGCGCGGAGGTATTCGATGAAGAGCAGGGCCGGTTTGCGCTCTGCCTGGGCGGCGCCGGTGCGCTCCGCGTAGTAGGCAAAGACCTTCCAGGCCTCGGTGAGCAGCGCGCGCTGCTCCACGGCGGTGAGGGCGCCCACGTTGACCGCGAACTGCAGGAAGCCGGCCGCGCCGATATAGAGCTTGGCGCCGGCTTCCTGGATGCGGCCGTGGGAGGGCGGCATCCGCTCCGCTTCCTTCCGCACGCTCTGGGGCAGGCTCTTCTTCAGCTTGTCGATCTGCGGGGCCAGAAACCGCAAATAGCCGGCCATGGCGAGGCCGTAGTGGGGAGCGTCGTCTTGCTGGGCCCGGGTGAGGCGGTCCAGGCGGACGCCGGCGCGGGTCCAGTCCGTGACGAAGGCGCGGGCGATGCGGCTCTGCGCTCCGGGCGGATCCAGTTCTGCCGTGACGATGGCCATGCAGCGCGGAATCTTGCTGCTCTTGACCTCCGCGTCCGAGTTCATCCGGGCGCGGGTACGGAGATCGCCCACCGCGCTGAGGATGCGGTGGGCGACGGCGTCTTGCTTCTGCTGATCCTTGGCGTTGTTGGCGGGGTTGTAGTCGTCGATGACGTTGGGGGCGTCCTTCGCGAGGAAGAGGCTGTACTCCACCGCGTTGGCCGTGCTGTCGAAGTTGGCGGGGAACGGCGCCGTGCGCTCGAAGGTGCCGAAGTGGTTGAGGGCGAGCTTCGCGGCGGAGCTCTTGCGGCTGCCGGTTTCGCCCTGGATCCAGAGGACGAAGTCCGCCGGCAGGAACCCGGCCAGGGGCGCCGCGTAGATGGCGGCGAGCAGCGGCCAGGTCTGGGCGCGCTCCGAAAGGTCCAGGAACGCGAGGGAGCGGCGGACGGCCTCCTTCAGCTCCTCCCCCTCCGGCGGCTCCGGCAGCGCGTAGCGGGACATGGTGGCGACTTCCGCCCGGATGCCCTCCACGGAGCCCTGGGGACCGATGGCGCCGTCTGCGTGGAGGTAGACCCACTCATCCTCGATCTTGCGCCAACCGGTGTGCGTGTAGGCGGTGCGCTCCTCCACCTCGCCGGAGAGGAGCTGGATGGCGTGGCGCAGGCGCTCTTTGGTACCGGCGCCGGGGGAGAGGATGGCGGCGGCGCCGAAGTTCTCGCGGACCCAGTCCATGGCGTCGAACTTCTCGGCGCGAACGGTGAAGCGCCGGGGGTGGCGGCTGTTGCCGTTGAGATCGACGTAGCCTTCCAGCGCGTAGACCCGGACCCGCTCCTCGGTGCCGTCATCCTGCACCACGTCTTCCAGGATGCGCCAGTGTCCGTTAGCAAGACGGATACGCTGGCTGTCTTTGAACCACCAGGTGCCACCGTTCCCGTACTGGTACTGGCGGCGCTCGTGGGCGTCCGGATCGGCGCCTTCGTCCTCTTGGTCACTGGGGAACGGTAGCGCATCCGGCCGCGCCCGAACCTGGAGTTGCCATTGTGCCTCGCCGCGCTTGCAGGTCAGGAGGAAGTCATCCAGACCGACCTTCTCCCCTTTCTCGTTCGGCTCCAGGTAGACAAAACGCACATCCTCCGCACCGCGGGAGAGCAGGAGCCCCTTGAGCCGCACCATTGCATGGTGGACGTCCTTTTTGAGGGACACGTCGCTGTCGAACACGATGTAGATGGCACGCTGCGCGTTGAACGCGAAGGACTCCCAGTCACCCAGGGCCGTACGGCCTCCGAACTCGTTGGTGCCGCGGAACCCGTAGACGCCGAGGATGTCTACACAGCAGAGGCCATGACTGACGCCGGCATCCGCCTTTTTGCTGCCTTCGGTAATGTAGAGCGTGCGCTGGGGGTCGCCGATCCAGTCGCGGGCGCCGGGGGGCACATCGACGACCGGCTTGGCTCCCTTGGGCGTTTCGTACTTGAGGGCCTTACCGTCTCGCGTGCGGGGGCTGTCCGGCCGCATCTGGTGGTAGACGGGCTCCGTGATACCGGCGCGGTAGACCGGCAGCATAAGGGCGGGCTTTTCGGCGTTGATGGTGTGGACCTGGGAGCCCGCGAAGCCTTTGCCGCGCAGCTCCGTTTTGCTGGAACACGACCAGTAACCCCGGGCCTCGATCACCGCGTCCGTAAGCCCGGACGCCTTCAACATTTCGAGGTGGTGAGGAAGTAGCGGCATAGTGACCTAATCCATGGGCGAAAAGGCGGGCGCCCCCAAATGGGAAGCGCCCGCCTCTGGTGGGTTCGTTAGTTGGGTCGGGTGGCGGGGGTGGACCGCGCTGGGCGGACCCCGCCGGACTGCTTGGCGCGGAGCTGCGCCGCGTGCTTCTGCTGATGCGTCGGGCAGAGCAGGACCTTGAACGCCTGGAGGGACACCCGGGCCTGGTTGGCCGTGAGGGGCTCCCCGCATTCGCTGCAATCCGGCGGGTTATCGGCTTGTGGAGCCGCCTCCCGCCACGTGGGTGCCACCGGCGGCGTTGGGGGTTGAGGGTCGGGCGTGGGGGCGGGCTCTTCGTCTCGAGCACGGCGCGGGGCCACGGTCCAGGAGTTGGCGCCCTTGTAGTAGAGGCCGCCGCCCTTCGCCTGCTTTTGCTCGCCGAACGTGGTGTCGTGCGGCGTGGGGCCATCGCAGGCGAGGCCGAAGAACTCGAAGCCCTGGGGGCTGCGGAACGTGAGGTGCACGCCGGAGCCGCAGAGGGGGCACTTGTCCGGAAGCGCGGCGAAGAGCTCGGCCTCTTTGATGACGTCGGCGGCGGTGTCGCCCTCCACGGTGACCGTGAAGCGGCCGCAGTTGAGCTGGAGCGTGATCATCGGGGGGCCTCGCTTTCGGAATCACCACGGAGACACGGAGACACGGAGCCGGAGAGAGGAGCGCCAGTTCGGAGCGACTCGAGCAGCTCCATCGCGGTCGCCATGATCCAGTGGAACTCGGGCGTGAGGTCCGAGCTGTCCTCGCCGTTCTCGCCGGGTAGCCACACGGCGTACCCCTGCTCCACGTAGCGCCGGGTGTGCTGGACAAAGCGCACCATTTCCGCCAGATAGCCCGACTCTAGCGCGGCGGTGGAGATCCCTTCGCACGCGTTGACGGCGGCGACGATCCGCTCCGAGTTCGCTTTGGATTCGGCGTAAAACCCGGGGCTGTCTTCTTCCCAGGCCCCGTCATACAGCTCGATCAGGTGGGCCGAATTGTAGAACCCGCGACTCGTGATCGCTTCGTCCATGCGGAGCGTGAACCGGCCCTGGTCCTCGTCGTATTCCAGCTCCCAGGGAGTAGGGGTGTGCTGGTCTTCGACAGGTGCTGTGGTGGCGGAAGTGATTTCGCGTGGCATCAGAAGTGCCTCCCGAGCGTGCAGGCGGTGACGACGAGGAGCGCCCAGCCGAGGGCCAGAAGCACCGTGTAAAGCCAGAGGAGTCGCTGCCAGGTGCGCAGGCGCTCCTCGGTGGCGCGGTCGGCGGCGCGATCGCGCAGCTCCGGGCTGTCGTAAGCCCGGCAGCGGATGGAGGGCGGCAGGGATTCCGGCGACCTTTTCGCGCCGGTCCAGAGGAGTTGGCTCACGCGGCCTCCTTCGCGGCGGGTGCGGGCCGGCAGGACGGGCAGGGCTGCAGCTCCGGGCCGTGGGCCAGGGCGAAGAGGTGGCGGGCGGCCTCCTCGTGCTCTTCGTCCGGATCGAGCTGGAAGCGCTCCCAGGCGGGGTTGCGCACCAGGTGGATCCCGTGGCAGTGGTCGCAGGGCGGCTTCTGGGCGAGCTGCGCTTCGACCGTGGCGGCGAAGGCTTTCATGCGATCCTGGACCCAGCGGGCGCTGGACTGGACCGCCTCGCGACGGGCTATCTTCGCCAGGCGTTGAGCGGATTGGCGGTCTACGGTAACGGTGATCAAGTCAGGCACGGTGCACCTCCCGGGCAAGCAGCAGGATGCGAAAGGGCCGGTGGCGGCGCCGCCGGCGGAGTTGGGCGAGGAGACGGCGGATCACGGCTGGACCTCCTCGCGGGTTTCGGGGCCGGGGCCGCACTCCGGGCAGTGGCCGGTGCGCACGGTGAGGCGGTATTCCCGCACCAGCAGCCGGGCCGTGCACGTGGGGCACGTGAGCCAGGGATCGCACGTGGCATCCAGGTACCGGCGCGCCAGCCACCAGGCGGCGTCCGTGTGGGTGAGGATCTCGGTGAGGTAGATCCGCTGGCCGCGGAGGACGGCGTCCCCGCGGGTGGCGCCGATGTGGAGCAGCGTGGGCGCCTGCTGGGACAGCGTGGCATTCCACTCCGTGACGAAGCGCTCCCGCACCGCGGCGGCCGCGGCGGTCCCCTCTCCCATGAGCGCGGGCAGCCCGCCGGCCTCGATCCGGAAGGCCAGATCGTGCGAGTAGAGCTGCCGGATGAACGGAGCCGCGATGCGGGACCATAACCCCTCGGTGGCCCCGTGACGGGGCGAATCCAATCGTGCTAACATAAGCGTGGAAGCGATCCTTTCTTGAGCCCTTGGCGGGGCTCGGGAATTGGCCCAAAACGTGGTTGGCGCCGCGCTTGGACCGAAGAGCATAGAAAGCCCTCACCTGGTGGGCAGGTGGGGGCTTTCGCTGTTTCTGGCACCGGGTGGGGCCAGGGCTTCGAAAAGGGAGCGCAGGTTGCGGCAGGCGTCGCGCTCGATCTCGGTGAGCGTGTGCCGCTGGCTCTCGACGGCGCGGTCGCGGTAGTACGCGCGGATGAGGGAGAGGGTGCCGGCCTGGCGGCAGTAGTCGCGGAGGAGGTCCGCGTAGTGGGCCTGGGGATGACGGCGCATGGGTTACGCCTCCTTGCCCACGCCGAGCAGCGCGGCGAGCTTGGCCTTGGGGATGATGATGCGGCGGCCCAGCTTGAGGGAGGGCAGCTCCTTGCGCCGTATCAGCGTGCGGACCTGCTTCTCGCAGATACCGAGCACGTCGGCCGCATCCTGGGTGGTCATCGCGTCCGGCTTGTCCGCGAGGTTGGCCTTGGGGGCTGCCATGATCAGTCCCTCCCCTCTCGGCGACGCGCGCGCCGGCGCGGGGCAGGCTGCGGCGGCGTGGTGGGCAGCGTGCGGGTGAGGGTGACGAGGGTCACCACGGCACCCGCGAACGAGACGAGGGAAGAGACCAGGTTGAGGGTCTCGGACATCAGACTAACTCCCTCCGCGCGGCGAGGCCGCGGTTGATCCAATCGTTTGCCGTCTTCTCGGAGATCTTGCGGCCGTAACGACTCTCGATCTCCGCTTGCACCAGGGCAGCCGTTCCGTGGGTGTCGAACAAGCCGGCCGCGATTTCGTGGTAGGGCTTGTACTCGCCGGCCACCCGTTGGTAGGCCGCCTCGACATCCCTTCGGGCTCCCGTTTGTCCGCGTTCTCGGGTCATTCGCATCAGAGGCACTCCGCGCGTTCGCGTCAGCGTTAGCATCATACGCGTATGCAAGTTCTTCTGAATTCTACCGTGGTCGTATCTTGTCGTCAATGTTCGCGTTACAGTTTTTTGTGATGACGCGAATGATGCTGCTTGAGGAGCGTGATGCCAAGGGCTAGTGGCGGGTTGAACCGGGAAGTCGGCCGGATCGTGACAGACGTGCTCGGCGAGATGTCGCTAGAACAAGCGGCCATCCACGTCGACTACAAGCTGTCTCGCACGCCGCTTGGGGACCTCAAGAAGGGCAAGGTCGGCTGGGAAGCCACGCTTCGCACGTTCGCAGAAGGCTTCTGGCAGCGGATCTGTGAGCTTTATGGCGCCGAGGTCACGGCGCGCTTTGGGGAGTGCACCCGGGAAACGGCGTCCGATTGGCTTGCAGAGAAGGCGGGGTTCGGGCTCCGGTATGCCTCCCCCACCGTCCAGCCCGGTGGTGCCGACGTGGCGGATGAGACGCCCCTTACCGTGGACATGGTGCGACAGGTGGCCGCAGAGGCTGCCGTGCGGGCTGTGGAAGAGCACGCCGCTCGGGAACTCACGTATGGCCAGGTCATAAAGCAGGAACTGGACGCGATGAAGGAGCGCCTGTCCGCGGAGGGCCTGGCGGAGTTCGTGCCCGAGCGCGGTTCAGGTGAGGGCGGTTCGAAGGGCCTGTCCGCAGAAGACGCGCGGGCCGAGGTGGCGGAACTGGAGCGGGTGCTCCGAAAGCATTTCGGGAAGGGTTAGCCGCGCGGGTGCGCACGGAGAACGAGGATGTCGGCACAGCACAAGATCTGCCCCCGGTGTAAGCAACCGGCGCTGCTAGATGCGGCGTTCTGCGCGGGATGCGGCCGTCAGTATCGCACCAACTTCGCGGCGACCAACGATCAAACGATGCTGGGCACCAGCGGCGCCCCTCCCCCACCGGCGGCACCCCAATACGCGCCGCCGGCTTATGTACCGCCGGTGGTGCCAAACTACACGCCTACCTCGGCGGTAGGTGGTCCGCTGGACAATACCGAGCGGAACGTCTCGATGACGTGGACCGGGGTGGGCCTGGTGATGACAGCGCTGGTGTTCCTCGGCAGCGTTCGCTACCTGGTGGAGTACCTGCTAAAGCGTGATGGCGCGGAGCAGTTCGGGTACAGCCTGCTGTATCTAGTCTTCTGGGGGTGGCTGCTTTCGTTCTTACAGATGCGCTTACGCCGCCTTTACCTCACGGCACCGGATGGGGCGCCCGCTGCCGACATCTTGCAGCGCCGGCGTCGCTTTGCCGCGATATCTACGGCGGTGTTCTTCGCATTGGTTGTGACCGGGGTGGGTCTGGCCGGTGCGCGGGTTTGGGATGAGCGCGTAGCCGAGGCCAGACTGGCCGAGACGAAGCGAGCGGAAGCACAAGCGGAACAACTTCGGCTGCAAGCGCAGACGGCCGAGCGGGAGAGAGAGATTCAACTCTCCCGAGAACATCAGGCGGAATGGGAAGCACGCCGCGCGGCCGAGCGGGAGAGAGAGGTTCAACTCTCCCGAGAACGTCAGGCGGAATGGGAAGCACGCCGGGGGGCGGTCTATCAGCCATCCTCCGCGCCGCGACCTGGCCAACCGGACTGGTCGAACTCCTATAGGGCACCGACGTCTGCACCCTCCCTGCGACGGGTGACCGCACCGCAACGAGAGGCCGTGGACCCGAACGCGATGCCATGCGGTCATGCATTCGCGCGTTTTATAAGTACGCAGGCCGGAGGCGAGACGGGCATCTGCACGCAGGGCCATCAATACCGAATGCGTGCCGGCCGGTGGACGCCGATCGGAGCCGCGGGGAGTAAAGTGCCGCCGAGCACGATCCTGCCAGCGACTCCGGGGGTCGTGGCGCCGATTGTGGTGTCCGCTCCGGTGCAACCGCCGAGGCCAGTGCCTCCAAGCGCTCGCACCGGTGCCGGGAACGTGATGGGAGGCGGGTTGGGAGGCGGTGGCCTGGGAGGCGCGAGGGGTGCCAAGATGAACTTCGGTGGCACGACCGAGGTAGTGACGAAGCTTCCTTGTGGGCACGAACTGGCCGAAGTGACGAACGCTTCTGGTCTCGGTGGGGGCCACGAGGCCCGGTGCATCAGGGGACACCGTTTCGTGGATACAAGCGGGAATTGGCGGGCGATCAACCTTTAGCGCATCGTCGAGTTGGAGCGGGTGGTGCTGAAGCACTCCGGGAAGGGGTAGGCGGGTTCCCCTGCTTTTGTGCCTGTAGAGCGCCTTGGAAACGAGGTCGGGAAATTTCCGAAAGGAATTTCTTGACGGAATTTCGTAATATTACGAAAATCGGGGTAGAGAAGAGATGCCAGAGACGCCAGTCTTGTTCTACCGGGAAGACGATGGCCGGATCCCGGTGCTGGATTGGCTGCGGACTCTTCCGCCGAAGGCACGCGCTAAGTGCATAGCGCGCATTGAACTTTTGCGGGAACTCGGGTGGGAGATGGAGCGGCCGGAAGCGGCCTACCTGGATGACGACATCTATGATCTCCGTGCTCGCTTCCAGTCCGTACACTACCGGCTGCTCTACTTCTTCCATGGACAAGCCGCAGCAGTCATCTCACATGGGATCACCAAAACGGATGTGATCCCTCCGCGAGAGATCAAGCAGGCAGTGGCGCGGAGAACCGTCTACCTGAAGGACCCGACGCCACACGGGCACGAGCCCCAAGACGATTTGGATGAAGAAATTCGCGAGGCTATCCGCCTTGCCAAAGAACGAAAGCGGAAGGTGGAGACCAATCCACCCCGACACGTGCATCCCGAAGGGTGAGAGTATGCGCAAGAAGCAAGCTACGGGCGACGCGCTGGACATTATCTACGCCGAGTTTTACGGAGGAGACGCTAACCACGCGGATCTGGAAGAGGCACGGCTGAATCTGCGGATTGCACGGGAGATCCGTCGATTGCGCAAAGCGGCGGGCCTGACCCAGAGAGAGCTAGCCTTACGAGCGGACACCACTCACACGGTTATCTGTCAACTGGAAGATGATGACTATGAGGGGCACTCCCTCACTATGCTCAAGCGGGTAGCCGCAGCACTTGGGAAAGACCTAGACGTAAGGTTCCTGACGACCGGCGAACGCAGCGCCGAGCCCGTTCGCCGGCTTAGCGTTCCAACTTGGCAAGTCGCTAAGCCGAAGGAGGCCGCCCGATCCTTCCAGGATGCCGGTAACGCAGTAATGACGGTGCGGGATGTACGTTCTGTCCAGAATGTCTCTCATACGAGCGTTGCAGCACGCGGAGGCGGTGAAGCCACTACCTCTGCGAGTTTCAGTGTGCCTCGTGTGCTCGTTGCCGCCTAAGGATACGTCATGCCCCGGTTACTTCTTTTTGCTCCGTTCCAGCGAGTGCTCGTGGACCGGAATGACAACACCATTTCGTTTATCCAGCTACTGGAGGGCTTTGAGGCCCCGTTGGCGGACCTGCCGGCGCAACAGCTTGCCGAGGGTGTAACCATACCCATGGCTTGGGGCAGTTGTGCGGTATGGCTCCAGCAACCTGAGGATGAAGGTCGCCGCTATGAACAGCGTGTGTCCGTGGTACGTCCGGATGGTGTAGTGGCCCTCGAAGCACAGGTCGAATTCGCGATGACGCTTCGCACCCAACGTAACACCGCTCGAATCGACGGCTTCCCCGCCTCCCCCGCTGGAGAGTTCTGGCTCAAACTGGAACTACGAGGCGTGGAGCCGGCCACAGAATGGGAATTGGCGGCCGAGTATCCCGTCTCAATGGCTCATAAATCTGCGCAAGACAACCCCGCCGCAGATTGACGAAAAAGCCCGTCGATCCGGATATAGACCCCATTTGACACCCTAACTTCCGCTGCTTTCCGCCATAATACGCAAACAGGCGTTAGCTGATATGGCGTGGAGTGAGGCATGGGCTGGTTCGAGGAAGAGCGGGCTGCGGCGTTCCACCTGGCACTGGGGATCGAGGAGTGCCCCACCCCGGAGGATCGGGGCCGGGTGATCGATCTCCTGGGTGATCTGCTGATCATCGAGCACGGGTGCCGGATCGACCGCGCGCGCTACGTGGAGATCCCGGGGCACCGCGGCCTGGTGCTGTTGCCACGTGGCATCAACGAGCGGGCTCTCGACGAAAGCGCCTTCCACGAGGCGACCCATTACCTGCTGCGGCACGGCGCCGGCTGGTACTTTCGCCGCTACGGAGACATGGACGATCCGCGGGAGCGTGCCCTCGCGGACTACTGGGAGGAGCACGAGGAGCGCGAGGTGGAGGAGTTCCTGCTGGCGTTCCTCATCCCCGCGCGGCTGGTCTATATGATCCGCGATGACCACGACCTGGCGGAGCTTACCGGGTGCGCGGTGAGCCTCGTCCAGCGCCGCCGGCAGCGGCTGCGGGGCAAAGTGGTGGAACTGCGTCAACCGCCCGCGTGGAGCGCCTATCCGCACTTCTGGGTGTCGATCTGGAAGCGCGGGGGCCGGCCGTCGATCTGTGTGGGGCCCTATCAGGATGATGGGACAGACTATGAGATCCCCACCAACGCGGAGGACCTGGCGGATCTGCAATGGCGAATCAACGTGGAGCTGATCTGCTTTACGCTGGATGAGTTCCGCGCCAAGTACCGGCGTTATCAAGGCGGGCCGGCGGTGGATGGGAAGATTCCGCTGCCGGAGCTGCGGGCGTGGGGTGCCCGGCTGGGGCGGAGGGAGTCGCTGGGATGACGGGAAGGGTCCGGAAGCGGGGCACCCGGTATCAGGTGATCATTGACCTCGGCGTGGGAGAGGACGGCCGGCGGAAGGAGATCTACCGCTCGGGTTTCGAGACGAAGAAGGCGGCGCGGGCGGTGATGACGCAGCTCCTCCACGAGCTGCAGACGGGCGCCTACGTGGAGCCGTCGAAGCTCACCGTCCGAGCGTTCATGGAGCAGTGGTTGAAGGAAGGCGCAGCGCCGAAGGTCGGCCTCAAGACGCTCCGCGAGTACACCCACAAGACGCGAGCCTACATCATCCCGGCCCTGGGCGACCTGCTCCTCGCGCAGCTCCAACCGCTGCACATCCAGCGCTTCTACAACGAGGCGGCGGTGAGCGGCCGGAAGCATGGGAAGGGCGGCCTCTCCGCGCAAACGGTGCTGCACCTGCACCGGATTCTCCACTCCGCCTTAAAGCAGGGCGTCAAGTGGCGGCTCCTGGCCTGGAACCCCGCGGATGCCGTGGACGCGCCCAAGCCCCTGCCGGCCGAGATCAACGCTCCGGACGTGGACGTGTGCGTCGAGCTCCTACGCGGTTTCGCGGGACACGCGCTCTTCGTGCCGATGGCGATCTCCATCTACACGGGCATGCGGCGGAGCGAGGTGCTGGGGCTGCGGTGGGAAGACGTGGACCTCGACGCCGGGATCCTGCGCGTGCGACAAGCCCTGATCGAGACGGACGGCGGCCGCGCCGGGCTGGTCTTCAAAGAGCCCAAGACGAAGAACGGACGCCGCCCGATCGAGCTACCGCCGCAGCTCGTGGAGATCCTGACGGCGCACCGGGAGAAGCAACGCGAATACCGGGAGCTGCTGGGGAACTGCTACCACGAGTCCGGACTGGTGGCGTGCCAGGAAGACGGGCAGCCGTTCGTGCCCACCAGCTATACCCGAGCCGTGCGCGCGATGACGGCGGGCCTGGGCCTCGACGTGAAGCCGAACGACCTGCGCCACGGCTACATCAGCCAGTTGTTAGAGGCCGGCGTGAACGTGAAGGTCGTCAGTTCGCTGGCGGGGCACTCGACGAGCTCGTTCACCCTGGACCGCTACGGGCACAAGTTGCCGGGTGCGGGCAGGAACGCGGCGGACAAGATTGGGGATGCGTTCCGGAAGAAAAATGAGGAGCCCGAAGCGGGCACCTGAGCGGGCATTTTGGAGAATGCGGGCAAAATGCGGGCAGCGGCCCCGGTCCATCCTGAAAGGGAGAGACCGGGGCCGCTGTTTTTAGCCACGCTATGCAGTTGCCGAAGGCGGGGGTCGAACCCGCACTCCCTTTCGAGAATCGGTTTTTGAGACCGACGCGTCTGCCTATTCCGCCACTTCGGCATGGGGGCTTGGGGCGCCCCGCACGCGAGATTATAAGAC